GCACGGAGATAACTACAATGTACCTCTCACAATGCGACTCATTGCACGGATGTGGTAAGACGTTCCCGAGCGATCTGGGCAAATGTCCCCACTGTGGAAACCCGCAGGAATTCAGCAACCCTGCACCGCTGGACGTGCGGGACTGGGGTTATGACATTGAGACCTACCCCAACATTATCACCGCCACATGGATTCACGCTGAGACAGGGTTGTGCATCGCTCACGAGATATCCGCACGACGTGACGACGGTGCAGCGCTAATCGAGTTCATGCACAGTCTGGGGCGCTCCGGTGCGCGTGGTGTCGGCTTCAACAATCTGGGATTCGACTATCCAGTACTACACTGGATTGCTATGAATCCTGGCGCGACGGTTGCTGAGATCTACGCGTATGCGATGAAAGTGATCAAGTCCGAAAACAAGTTCGAGCATATCATCTACGACCGCGACCAAATCTTCCAACAGCTTGACCTGTACAAAATATGGCACTTCGATAACAAGGCCAAGTCCACATCGTTGAAAGCGCTTGAAATCGCCATGCGTTCGCGTAACGTGGTTGACCTGCCGTCTCCAGTCGGTACGCATCTGACGCACGACCAGATGGACGTGCTGCTCGCGTACAACAAGCATGACGTGCGCGAGACTTTGAAGTTCTACGCCCGGTCGCTGGCCGAGATCCACTTGCGCGAACAGTTGTCCGAGAAGTACGGGCGCAACATGTTGAACTTCTCGAACACGAAGATCGGCGGCACGATCCTAATCAGCCAGATGGAAGAGGCGGGAATCCAGTGTTACGAACGCGACGCGAACGGACGCAACCAGCCGCGCCAGACGATCCGCGAAAGTATCAACTTGGGTGGAGTGCTGTTCCCATACATCAAGCTTGAACACCCAGCATTCCGTGAAGTCGTGGACAAGTTCCACGCTAAGACGTTGCGCCGTGGCGAACTAGACGATGAACTGCGTACCAAGGGTGCATTTGCAGGTATCACGGCAACTATCAACGACTTCACCTATGTTTTCGGGTTGGGCGGCATCCACGGTTCTGTGGAATCCCAGATTATCCGAAGCGATGATGAGTTCGTGATCATTGACGCGGACGTAACCAGCTTCTATCCGCAAATGGCAATCGTCAACGGACTCTATCCGGCGCATCTGGGTATCGAGTATTGTGCGATCTACCAATCCATTTTCGAGCAGCGCGCCGGACACAAGAAAGGTACGCCGGAGAACGCAGCGTTGAAAGAGGCGCTGAATGCATCGTTCGGGAACAGTAATAACGAGTTTAGCCCGCTCCGAGACGTGTGGTATACCATGGCGACCACAATCAATGGTCAACTATCGCTATGCATGTTGGCCGAACAGTTGATCAAGATTCCACGCCTGACAATGATTCAAGCGAATACTGACGGCCTCACGGTACGCTGCCCCCGTCAGTACGAGGCACATTTCTACGATGTATGCAAGTGGTGGGAAGGCGTAACTAAGCTGCAACTGGAGTACGCAGTTTATTCGATGATGACCATAAAAGATGTCAACAACTACCTGGCGGTATCGGATGGTGGCGGTAAGGTGAAGCGCAAGGGCGCATACGCCTACAGCCCAGCGTGGCATCAAGATCCGTCAGCGCTGGTCGTTCCGAGAGCTGCCGAAGCTGCGCTGGTGCGTGGCGAGTCGATCCGCGATTTCATCGTCAACCACCGCGACCCGTTCGACTTCATGTGTCGCGGTAAAGTCCCGCGTGCAAGCTCACTCGTCATGCGGTGGGCAGACCTTGGATTTGACCAGCAGATACAGAACACCACGCGGTATTTCATCGCCCGCAACGGTGCATCACTTGTGAAAATCTCGCCGCCGTCCGGCGTACCTGGGACGTGGAAGCGCAAGGCTAAAGTCACGGATGAAGCGTTCGCAGCGGCGATGCGTGAGATTACCGGACAGCCGGGCGATCTGGACGCCGCCGGCACGCCGTGGGATGCCCGCATTCACACTGGCAACCGCAGCGTACACGCTGATCGCGAACTATCGGTTTGTAGCGGCTGGAAGGTACTTGAATGCGCCGACGTGCGAGACTTCGATTGGTCGCAGGTCAATTACGAGTGGTACATTCAAGAGGCTGAGAAGCTTGTAACGCCGTTGCTACCCGCATAACACAAACGCCCCGCATCGTAGCGGGGCGTTACTCATTCATCGTACGGATCACTTCGACCACTTCGCAGGTGATGAATCCTGGCGCGCAGTAGCTCTTGCTTCAGCTCCGCTTCCTGCGCGTCCTGACGCATCTTGCGAATGTGCATTATGATCAACGTCAGGGATAGGCAAATACCGACAAGTGTCGCAAGCTTGCCGATGTCGTTCGGGATGATGTCCAACCAGGTCATCACTCCGCTGCTCGTCGTACCCGCGCTCACAGTTGTCGCAAGGCGACCGTCTGTTACGTTCATATCGCCTTTTTACTCCCATCAATATCGTCATGGCGTGAATCACGATTGACAGCATCGCGAGACTGTAGGCGATCAGCTCCATTGTCTGCCACATTGGAATCTTTCGTTGTGATCATTAGAATGATTACCCACAGTAACAACGCAATGTACGCATTATTATATAGGTTGGGCTCGCTGAAATTGTACCACGATAGCAGCCCGATAACATTCAACAGAATCGAAATACCCGTGACGATTGAAAGATTTCGTGCTAGTGCGTCCCGATCTGAGAACGGCATCAACATGATCAGAATCAACAAGTCGGCCATCGCAGCGAACACATAGTACCAACCCGAATCAACGGTATCCCCTACAATCATGAACATTGCGTTCACAGTTGTCAGTGCGCAGCAGCTGTATACTCGCTCCCATGTCGGCTGATATATCGCAAGCAGCGTCATAATCGCGTAGATAGTAATCAGAACCATATCATACCTAGTCCATGCTATGATGATGGCGTTAGTATAAGCCAAAGGTAACGTTTAGTGTCTAATAGACGTAATTTACTGGGCGGCGGCCTACTCGCCGTAGCGATGGGACTGGTCGCCGGATTCGAGGGGTACCGTACCGTCGCATACCCTGACGCCGGGAATGTCTGGACGATCTGCTACGGTGAGACGCTCGGTGTCAAACGCGGCGATACAGCTACGCGTCAACAATGTGACAATCAGCTGGTCAAGTCGCTTCTGAAGCACAATGAGCCGCTAACCAAACTCCCGCACGAATTACCGGACAACGTGCACCTGGCGGTACTCGACTGGACGTACAACGTCGGCACGGGGGCGGCCACGCGGTCGCAATTGTGGAAGCACTTGCAAGCCGGCAACTACCCGGCAGCATGCCAGCAGTTCGAGCGCTGGCGATTCGTAGCAGGGCGAGACTGTGCGAAAGACAAGTCGTGCGGTGGCGTGTGGAAGCGTCGCCAGATCGAGCGGGATCTATGCACAGGCAAACTCTCCCCGGAAGCGGCAATCGCTCAACTCGGGTCGAAACTCGGTGAACCGGATAAAGCAGGGTGGCAGTGATGAACCGATACGGATGGGTTGCGCTAACACTGGTACTAGTCGCCACACATTACGGCGCGTATCGACACGGGCAGCGCATGGAGCGCCTGGTAGCGGTCGAAGCTGCTAATACCGCTCACAGTGTCCGCGACACGCTACAGCGCAAGATCAACGAACGTGACCAGCAGTTGGCGGACGCTCAGGCGCGGGTCGACGCTGTGCGAACTGAAACCATTACGAAATGGGAGGTTGTTTATCGTGACCGCATCAAGACTGTTACTGTGCGCGATTGTGTCGCTGACAGCGGGATGTTCCAGCTTTACAACGCCTCGCTCGGGGTTGACGGTAAGCAGTGACCTGCTTGTACCACCTGGGGAGTTCAAAGCAATCGGCACGCCCGAAAGCGTGCCGGATGTGCTACGTCATAACGGGGATCTGTGCACCGGATCACGTGATAAGCTGATCCGGTGGCAGGAGTGGTATGCAGGTCAGTGAACCGGCTTGAACGGGGATGGGACGAACACATACTGTGCCGGATTCATCCCCGTCAGCTTCCAGCCGAGTCGCAGTCGGAAGTATCGAGTACTGCACCATCGGAATTTCACATATAGCTCAAACGGCTTGAACAGTAGCGATCCGACACCGTAGTGTTTGACACGCCACAGCAGGCGATTCTCACGCATGGGTTGTTCCATTTCCAGATCGCCCGAATAGTCCCATTTCCCGGAATATCGCGCCCCACACGGTCCCTCGTCGAAACCATTGATGGGGTTGCGCCATAACCATAACATGCACACCCACCAGCGATTCTGCCCAATGTGATCATGGTAGAAATCGTAATCTCCACCGTCACCGTTCATCAGCGAATCAGTCGTCGAGAACCATGCAAGCCATCCCGGCAGCGTCCAGTCACTGCGACAGAACAAGGCAATGACCGGTGCACACGTGTAGTTGATAAACGTCATCAGCAAATTGAACGGTAGCAGTAGAAGGTAGCGGATCATTTCAACCACTCCGGAGCAACTGGCCACTTCACGTCTTGCGGGAACCCGGGTTGTTCTGGGACGTCGCGCAATGCCTGGCGATACGACTGGAGTGCGACATACTGGTCGTTAGTCAACGTAGTTACACGCCCCGCCTCGATCTCGTCGCGGTGACGCTGGACGAGCCAAACCGTTCGTTCGATTCGTGTGTCACGATCGGAACGAACGTGTTCAGGTGTGACCAATCGAATTAATTGGGTACGAATTCTATCGGCATCAGTCACACCAATGGGTGTCGGATTAATGTGATTGGGGAGAAACTGAATATCCTCCACACTATCTAGTGCGTACAACTCAGTTTCATCATCGTTAGTGAAGTAAATCATGGACGACCTCATCGAAATTCATACCATCTAACTACTGCACCAGTCACCACATAGTTACCACGGTCAGGAACTACAAAAGTAAAATTATTACCGGAAGAATCTGCGATAATACTGACACCATTTACACTCGCCGTCACCGTGACACCGGAATTCTTACCGATTATTACGTCAATCGGTTTTCCTGTTGTATTGGTATATGTTACGCCAGATGCTCTGTTCACACCTACATCTTGCCACACCTGATTCAAGCCATACGCATTGACCTTATCCATCTTATCAGCCAAAGTCGATGCGGCTGCATAATACGCCGGTAACTGACCACCAAGTTTGGCGGAATCTACAGCTTGTGCAGCCTTGCGCAAGTACAACGAATCCAACGAATCGAAATACTGACTCGCTGTAGCAGTATCAACGTTACCATTTGCGGTAACGTTGGCATTTTTGAGCAACGCTTGGAAGAACGCCGACCAATCATTCGCCCAATCCTTTTCAATCCATGAGCCATCTTTTGCACCTGGTGCAGACCGGTTCTTGAACGATCCTTGCGGGTACTGTGCGCTGGAACCATTCCATCGACCGGGATAGCGGTTGTAATACAGTAGAGCCATTCGTCAAACTCCTATGAATCCTACAAATTCAGCATGTTCATCCCCGAATTCTACATCATCATCGCCGAATTCGGGGAGTTTCCATCCCTCCAGGAACCCGTTGAACTTCACCCCCTGCGGTCGCGGTACGAAGTCGGCATTCAACAGCGCGTATCGCTCTAATGCCGTGATTTCACCGTAAAACTCGATACTAAATGACATGTCCTCACCATCCGTTACGCGCATTACATCAGCGTTCGGCAACAGGAAGTTCATTCCGTATAAGATCGACTCAATCGTGGCGTCCGAGTTATTCTTGATGATCTTTGCACGAATGGCGATACGGTACAGCTCGTCGCTCATTTCACTATCTTGATCGACGGTTATCTCACTAAACACCGCATTATCATCACCGAATTCAACACCGTCGGTCAGATCGAACCATGACGGATCGAGTGTAATCTGACCGACAAATTCCCGCGATTGTCCGACGATCCTCCCTATCACGTCCAGTTGCGCACCCCGGGCGGTGTCGATGTTATACATGCGCTGCACGCCGTCAGCCGCTGTGACAAGTTGAGCGCCGATGGCTGGCGTGATTGCGTACCATGCAACGGCGTTAGGCTTATTACGATACTGCGCGTAGATGCGATCAGGGATCGAGATCATACGATGTTCACCGTGATATTACCCGTCGTCCATCGCGACAACTGATTGAAGTCGACATTGACCGTACTCGATCCACCGTTGACAGTCATCGACTGAATGAAACTATTACCGTACGCACCGATGATTTTATTAATCGGCGTGGCAACCGTGAAAAACGGGACACTTTCTCCGATGTCGAAGCCATCCGACACAAAGCCCCATTCGGGGTCAATCAGCGTTCCAGCACCGAATTCCACAATGGCGTCTTTGATCTCGTCGGACGCGGTAGAGGGTAGCGACCCATCATTCTTAACCGTGACAACGATAACCATGTCGACCGCAGCGGGGCGACCGAATCGGATTGCCTGCTTATTCGTCGGATACGTCGGACTCGTCACGACTTGTGATACGGGTGTACCCGTACCATTGAGCAACACGCCGGGATTCTTCTTGACGTAGATCGCCAGCGCTACGTCCGCATCAGCACCACCATCTACGACCGGACTAATCGAATGCGCCGGAAGTCCGTAGGGATTATCCGCGTTGACCGTCGCCGAACCCGTGGGATTCTCGTAGACCCTGACGCGACGCACACCTTGAACGGCGTAAATTTCACCAAGCAGTGAATCAATCTGATTGACACCCGGACGACCGACCGACGTAGACCGCTCAATGCGCAGCGAACTATCGGATTGCACCTCAGTACCAAGCGTAGCGGGTGCCGGGTTAGTTGCGCCCGTCCAGCCACCCACAGTATCCACAATCTGCGTAATCGTGCCGGCGGCGGTATCAGTGGGACCATCTACGGTGCATGTAGCCGTGACAGTCGCGGTGCCGCTGACGATCGTCACGGTTTGATCAATCGCCCAGCGCGAGCCAGTCGATGTAGACTCGACACGCTTGCCAGCGGTAATGACCGTCCCATCGACGCCGGACAGCGTGAGTGTAACGACGGATGGTGTCCCCTCGCTGCGCTTCGTACCGGTCAATGCGCAGATTACGTCAAGATCGACGCCGGTTGCTTTGTTCGGGTCTTTGGAGTTGTACGCTTGCTGCAACGTCTCGTCGAGCGCGCCCCAAATCTCAGCATCGCTTGCAAGTTTCAGACCATCGGGCGTAGACGGGTCGAGGTTCCAGGAGGGGTCAATTGCAAGATAGAGATTGCGCTCCTCGTTGAAATACTCGTTTTGTGTCTTGAGCTTATAACCCTGTGGCGTCAATTCAGCCATTATATTCAATCTCCGCTAACCCATCTGCCGTCAGTATACCAGCCGACACGCTGAATTTGCGTGTCACAGGGTCAAACGTGTTTGAAAAGCTGATAAGCCGAACGACTCCCGGCGTTTCAGCGATACGCCGTCGCAGGATATTCTCCACGTTGTCGATACTTGCGAACTTACCCAAGATCTCTTGAAACCACGGTGTGCCGTCCGTAATGTCGCGGAAGTATTCACCGAGAAACAGTGCGAGACGAGTCTGAACGCATTGCGCGACTTCTTCGCGACCGGTAATAAACTGCTCACCAGCGGTCACAATGTCGCCGGTCTCAGGGTCCAATCGTCTGGAAATCATACTGGGCCACCCGTGTTAGATCCCCCACTCGTTACGCCGCCGTGTGCGTGAGACTTGAGTGAAATACCCGACGCGGTAACATCTGTCGGACTGACAACATTACCTTGCGGATCAATTGTCACGCCGTTGATTGTCACAGTGCCATTAGCGGCCACGGTGATGTATCCGGCACCGTTACGCATGTCGATAGACCCGTCGTTCTTGAGCCAAGCGTACTGTGTGCCAGCAACGTTACGCAGGCGGATGCCATTATTCTGAAAGCTCTTGATCGCCTTGGGAATGCTTCGGAAGCCGGGCAGGAAGAACGCGTCCTGCGCATCGTGGAATCGACCCATCGGGTTCGCAGCCACTCCGCCCGTCTGCAACCAGCCGTCAACGCAACGCTGACTGAACAGGATGTCACCTTCAGTGCCGGGATCGATCTGATACTCGACGCAGAACGCGCCGCCAGGGAAATATACTGGCACTTCTATGATCGGCGGCGGTGCGAACTCTGCACCGTTAACATCCACACGCAGGATGCCGATTTGCACTTGTGCAAGCTGTGTCAGCGGATCGAACGCCAGGATATGACCAGGTGTGGACGTGCAGACACCCTTCATCATTTCGACGAACGCGTCTTTGATGAGTTTTGCTTGCGAGATAAGCTTCGGCTGCGTCATGTTCAAATATTACACTATGGACGCTTGACAGTCACGCCAGCGTGGTGCATTATTGCATCAAGCCGGTCAACCGGGCGTCTGGTTGCCACTGTGCACTGGGGTTGCACCGATCTCGGGTAGAGCCTTGATGACAGCTCGGAAAGACGAGCACCAACATTGATGAAACTGTGAAGTCATGCCCATGCGACACTATGTGTTTAGCAAAAGACCACGCTGGTAAGGTAATCCAGTAACGGTTTCATCAATGTTGGTGAATATGCAGGCTGATGCATCGAGTGCCGGATGTAACCAGTTAACCGGTTCGACTAGACAGACTCAGGGTGTTCGGAATAACGGGTAATGTGAGCGCTCGAAAGACGGCATTGCAATAGGCTACCGATGCAAACGCAAGGGCACCATGTCGGGGATCAGCACCGACCACCAACAACCCTTTACAACCGCAGCACCCCCGGCTATACTTTGCTTGACTCTCCGTGTCTTTGATGTGCTCCAACCCGACCGCCTCCCTTCGGTCGGGTCTTTTTTTCTGTCACTTGGCGAATTTCACACCATCGCGCATCTCGCGATCCGGACGTGATGCGGCCTCCGCCTTTGTGATCTTCCCATCACGCAGTACATCCAGACCGCTGTTCACGTTGTACTCGCGAGGGTTGGCGTCACGCGTCCACAGAACATGGCTGTCCGGCTTTCCTACCGCCGCAGGCCACAGTACAGCCATGTACGCGTCTGCCAGGTTCTTCATTTTCCCCTTGAATGGTAGGTAATACTTGTAGACGTAATCCAGCTGCTCGACAGCGCTCATGCGTGACAATTCGCGAGTCGTCGTACCAAGACCCTTTGCTGTCTTTTCCACAAACTGAATCAGACCCGTAGCGCTGGATCGCGGGTTGCGCTTGCTCGGGCTGAACGACCGACCCGTTTCAAACGCCATCACCGCCATCAGCCAGTTCGCATCAATGCCTAGCTTTCCGGCAATGTCGCGGGTCTTGTTGCGGAATGCCTGGTCAACGCGGGAACCCCATACGATAGGGCTTCCGGGTTTAGTGCTCAGTACAGGCGGCGCATCCGATTTTTCAGAACCGGCACGCATACCAAGGATCTCCACAAGCCATTGATCGCCCCAACTATCACCGCGATATCGCAGCTGGAAGAAGTTGTATTCGCCGTTGACACTCTGGTCGCCGCCAAGCTCGACCATGTACAAGTTGCCAGTATTGAACGTCTGATACTCGGATGTAAGTTTGAATCTATCACCGATGTAGAAATACGGGTCAAGCTTGTGATTCACCGCCACACCAAGCATTCCCGGACCCATCGTGGCTTCCGGAATGCCGATCATACCTGTGAACTTGCTGATGTCGTTGATCACTCCGCGCCTCGGTGCACCGGTCTTGCTGATGATCAATGCACCGCGATCCAACACCCAATCGAAACCGAAGTCATATGACAGCTTGTCGAGAATGGACGGTATGTCACCGCTCGCCATATACCCACTTGTGAATACGGGCGCGTCTTTGAACTGCTCCTCATCGATCCGCAATTCACGCGGCCACGAATATGCCAGATCCTTCAACACATCAATCAGGCGTGCACCCTTACCGTAGGTACCGTTTGCACTTCCCCGGTCAGCGTTGGGGTCGCCGGACTTGCAGACTAGCCGCGTAATGATCTCGGTACCTTCGCGTTCGGGAAACACGTTCGTAATGTAACCCGAGAAAATCGCGTCACACGAGTTCGTATAACCAGCGCGCAGCAGAATTGAAGATCCACGCTTGATCTTATTATCTTTGCGCAAGTTGTAAAGACTGATATCGGCCAGCACTAGTGAGTTACCGGGATTGATCTGCACGTCGAACACGATTCGGAATTGACGAGAACCTGTTTGAAGTTCGATAAACGGCTCACCGTCGATGTCGAGGCTCCACTCTCTGCTGATCATGCTTCTACCCAGACCATATGATTGTCGATACCCAAGTTGTCGAGCGTGACGGGTTCACCCGTGAAGATCAGCATGCCGATACCGGCACGATACGGTGCGATCACGTCGCAACCTGGTACAAGCATTGCACCGCGAACCAGCGGGTAACCATCACGATGAATATCCATCGACCAAGCCGGTTCACCGGTATACGAAATGTAGTTCAGCGAGATGTCGACAACACTATCGCCCAATCTCACACTGAATTGCTGGTGGGCGTTTGCCGCCCCACCGGAAAGCGGAATTTCAAGCATTAGAAGATCCCCGACAGTACTTTACTCGCTGCACCCGCTACAGCTTTGCTAGCGCCAGCCACGGCGGCCTGACCTTTCTTGACCATGCCCATGATACCAGTCTGTGACGGGTCACCACTGCGTGTACTATCGACCGTTGCACGATCCTCGACCGAGATGCGATCAAGCGTGATGACTTCTTGAAGATCCGCGATGAAGATCAGACCACCTTCATTTTCCGGATCTTTCGTGCGACTGATCCGCGTGATGACCATGTTCTTTAGTGTGATATCACCGGCACTCACGGTGAACGGGTCACCCGATGCCATTAAGCCGATCAAATACTGCAACGTAGTGGATGACCGCGTGTCATTCGAACCTGCAAGCCAACCGGCGAATAGACCGGCGCCCATCGCCACATACGGATTGTTGGGCATGAGATTCGACAGTCCACCGGTTAAGAAGTCGGTCAACTTCGTTTTCAGCGGGTTATTCGTCACGGCGCCGACAATCGACCATTTGAATGGTTGCAAAATGCGATGATCGCTGATACGCACGCCGGATTCAATCGGATACGACGTGACCTCGACCGACAGATCAAGCGTGTCCTCAAGTACCGCATCGAACGTAACGCCGTTGATTTCGGGGTCGCGCTTAGTGAAAATGCTAAGAATGCTCACTATATCACCTCTTAGTCGTCGTCGTCACATCTTCAAGTGTGAGCGTATTGTTCCGCTCCGTGACATTGGTAATCCGCTCATCGAGTACACGCCCGTCCAGATTCAAGTGAATTGTCAACGGTGCTTGTTTGGTCGGTGCGTTCTGAGTCGTAGCACGACTGGCCGACGGCTTAACAATCGGGGTTACCCGAGTATCAATCCCAAGCGACGCAGCACGACCGGATGACCGTTTGACGGCTTCTTCGGTCTTTTTGCTCTGTTTCGGTAGTTCGTCCACCGGCGTGAACAGCCACTCGGGCGGCTTCCAGCCGGTCAACTTCTCGATGTCCTCCGGCTTGGCGTCCCACGCCATCGCACCGCCGGTTATTGCTAGCCCAATGTACGACAACCTGGCAGCCATTGCCGCGATCGTACCAAGACCAGTACCAATGATAGGGATGAACGTTGCAAGACGCGAGATTGTGGCCATAGTTGCCCCAGCACCGACCAGCGCCACGGCCACCGCCAACTCTTTGAAGTTGTCACCGACAAAGCCCACGGCTTTTGCAATCGTACCGTCGATGATCGGCTTGTTCGCACCGATGAACAAGTTCACATACTCTATGCTGTCCGCAAGCGCCGCAACAAGTGGCGTCGAGATCTGATCCGCAATACCACCCGCTTGTACACCGAATAGCGCCCACTGCCCGCGAAACTTCCGTGCCGCGTCTTCCGCGTCTGCTGTCGCCGGGCGCATCTTCTTAAGCATTTCAATCTGCTGCTCGACAGCGTTACGCCCTTGCTTGAACAGTGCAATCTCAGCGGGACCAAGACCGAGCGTTTGCACGAGTGTGCGTTGCTTCTCCGGGGACAACTTGTCGAAGTCGCGTATGATGTTCAACAGCGCGCCATACGCGTCCTTACTCTGTAGCAGCGCCTGCGGGTCGATACCTGCATACGCCATGTCGGTGAGGAAACCTGCCTCACCCTTGACCAGTAGCGCGTCCTTGGCGTCCGTCAACTTTTGAAGAACTGCGATACCCGATTCAAACTCGCCACCCGCTACAGCGAAAGCATTGCCCAGCCCCTGAACGTTCTCTGTCGACACGCCGATTGCGCGGGAGAATAGATTGATCTCATCCGTGCGCTTGGCAAATTCCACAGTCAATGCCTTGGCGCCGAATGCGCCGACCATCGCCGCGCCGACTTGCAGTACAGTCTTGCCGACACCCTTTAACGATGTCTCGACGTTGCGCGCACCTTTGTCAAAGTCGCGCGTATCCCAGCCGATGCCGACCAAGAAATTAGTAAGCGTTGACGCCATGAATCACCCCTAAACAAAACGCCCCATCACGGGGCGTTCATGGTATCCAGTAACTCGTTGATTACAATGTGGAAATATTCAACATCAGCAAGCGAGTATGTCCCGTCATTTAACTGCGCCCAGCTACATAGGGGCGGGCAAACGCCCTGCACCCCCACGCAGGGTAACATCAGGAACCAGTTAACGCTGGATCGATTTTCTCCGCCACCCGCACGCCGCTTAGTACTTCGGCGTGCATATAGTCGAAAAAATCAGTCAGATTCCAGCGCAGCAGGTTAGCGAGTAGACGGTTATATTCAACCATGCGACCGGAGAAATCAGCGACCGACACCATCTGTTCAGTACCGGCAATGACGACTTTGTGCATCAAGATCGCGGCGACCGCCTGCTTACGCTCGGCAGGCATCGCCATAAACATTGGTACCAACGCCTCGTCGCCAAGCGCTTGACCCATACTCGCCAACGCCACGCCGCGTTCCATCAATGCAGCGGTAAGCAGGCTCAGCAGTTCGTCCTGCTTGACTGCCGACGCCATGACCGCATTGTATGTAACATTCCCTACAGTAAAGCTCTTGATCATGCGATTGCCGTCCAGGAGTTGAATTCCATAATGTACTGACGATCGCTAATCGTCGTGCCGGCGCGACCACGGGTACCGTCATTCACGATAGCACCTTCACTGCCGATCGCGTTCTCAAGCGTGCCGATCTGAGTGAAGGACAAACTGATATTCGCATTACTGTTGAACAGACCTTGCATGTACGCAGCGTCCGGCGAACCAGGGTTGAGATACAACGTCACACGACGACCCGGGTTCTTGCGGTCAAGGCGGACAGCATTGCCGCCCTGACCACGTCGGACCGTGGTTACCGGATCGATCGGCTCGTCGGTGTACGGTGTGGCGGTGTCGCCCCAGTCGGTGATTTGACGACCGTTAACTGTGACGACCGTCAGGCTGGTACTAAAATTAGCGATACTCATTAGTAGACGTCCATGTCAACTTGAACCATGTGAATGGCGCCCGCACGGAACAAACGAATGCGCAGCGGTGCGGACTTGCGGGCGTTACGATCAGCGTCCGACAGATCGAGAATATCCTCGGGTTTGGTCAGAATTTCATAGCCTGCCGTGTATTTCTCAATCCCATCATCCGGATCAATGTAATTACGCGGGCCGAGATAACCGTTTCGAACATACTGCTCGCAGACGTTACGCGCCGTGCCGATCAATACGGCTTGACCGACCGGAGTCTGTGCAAGTTTGGTGGTCTGCTTGGTCAGCACATTATACAGTGCAACGGTCATGGCATTAACCATGGCGTCCAGATTCACAACGTCGTCAATAAACTCGCCGTAAGTCGAGTGCGTGTAGGTGTTCATCCAGCGACCGGAATCGACCGAACCTTGCAAATCCACAGTTGTGTAGAAGCACGCTTTTTTAGTCGGCTTCTGCATCGCGTCGTATGCGGTTGCGGTAAGATCCTCGGTCGCAACACCTGGCGACTTTTTAAACTCGCCGGTAATGGTCGAGCGATCCGCCGAGTAATTCACAGCTGCGAAGTGCTTAGCCAGTGCGTTACCAGCATTACCGTCGGTCGCATGACACGCGGTATAAACGTGACGCAGACCAAGCGTGGTCAGCACACTTGCAATATCGGTCGTCAGCATCGGATCGCGAATAGCCGTGGCGTTCGCGCCGGTCTGATTGTTGACGAACATCGAACCATTGGTTTCACACCATTGCGCGATATTCGTCACTTTAGACGCGGTGGCGAGCACCGGAGCGGTAAACATCGTCCAGTACCACCAGGTAATATTGCGCGCCTTGTTCAGCGTTACGTCCGGTTGCGCGTCGGCGGTTGCGGCACCCCACACCATCACACGACGGGTAGCAGGAATACCGCCGAGCCAGCGTTCTGCCGACTTGTACGTTTCGGTGGTGCTGGGGAAGTCCACAGATAACGCCTTCATGGAGCTATAACTGCGGTACGTGTCTTTCAGGAAACCGACAGGTAGGTCGGTTTCCGGCGCGAATAGCATCGCGCTTGCAAAGTTGGCAGTACCCAGACCGGCCGGAGAAATCCGGGTGTTGATCTGGATAATATCGCCGGCTGGATATGACATGGATTAACCTCGTAGAAACACGCTACTATGGTACATCAATTGTCTGCAATAGTCGATCTTGCTCGTTATACAGCTTGACGTTCGCGGACAGAATGTTATTGATGTCGGAAATGTCGCTGACTTCGTACATCAATCGAATATTAATCTGTGCGCGCTGTTCCCAATTAGCCGCCTGTAGCGCCGTCAGGTTATTGACCGCATCCGTGCCACCCCAACCGACGCGAGCGCGGAACAAGTCGCACAGCACGTCAGGGCGCTTGTGGCATTCTTTGAGACGTTCAGCGTACAGAAGCGCATCACCACGGAAGAAATTCACGCTGCACGTTGCAATGACCTGGGCGCGCACATCGGTCGTAACGAGATTGCCGACTTTATTCTTCTTGTAGATGTTCGCTTGCCCGCGCTCCGTTACACTTTGACGCGGACGAATCGTCGCGTAGGGGATATTCTTCGGCGCGATTTGGTTCTGATCGGCTAGAATGCATTCGGAGATCCCCGCGACTTTCATCACGATGGGGCGCAGGATCTGAAACATTTCCTGATTCGTCATGGTTGCTGCACGTCCTCACGCGATACGATGCACTTGCAGTAATTGCGCCAGGGACGATTATCTACACGAATCGCTTTCCAGCGTTTACCGAGGAATTCCCAGATACCCGTTTCGTCGATCCCGTCCAGCGGACCGTCGTTGACGTACACACGGCGCAAGTCGAGCACACGCTCGCCGCCTTGGGTCAGGAAGTCTAGCTCTTGCTGGCTGACCGGCTGGATGTTCACAATGAAATCGGTCGTTACCGGTACGCCCGGGACCCATATACCATCCACATACGACCCGGTACTATTCGTGGTGCGCGTGGCCGGTACTGACTGGAAAACACCGTCGATACCGCCCGCCATGTTCAAGACTGACATTACGCTCCACCTTTGACTTGTCGTGCCAGTTTACGGGCTTCAAGTCTCGCAGCAATCCTAGCAGCCGCCTGACCGGACTCAGATTCAGGAATAGCCTCAGCCTTCTGTTTAAGTCGGGCAATCTCATCAGGTTTCAGGATCTCGCCACTCTTCACCTTCGCCTCATATTCTGCGGTGAGTTCCGTTTTCTTGCTAAACCACTCGACACTCTCACGTCTAAGTTTTTCAACGGCTTCCTCATGACGTCGCTCACTCTTGTGGCGATTATGATGCAATTCAGGATTACTGGGTGCAGATGAGCCAACACCTTTCGACACGAGATATTCGCTTAAACTCATTCTGACCGGTTCAGATTTACCGATACTCCCAATCTTCTTACCATTGTGCTTCCCACCCATTCCGGCAAGTATTTCACCACCTTCACCGATTAGAACCTTTGAACCTTTAGCACCTTCACCATTCGGGTGGACTGTAATCCACTTAGCGTCTCGCATCTGCTTGCGAGATGTAATGAGTTGACCCGATTCATCACGCAGTAGTCCAGCATTGAACGCATTTTCCAGCACACTGTGCGACATGTTACAGACCCTCCTCGGGGCGTCCACGTCGGACTTGATACGTTACGGATTGTCTCATTGCACCAGTGTCGATCAACGGGTTGTCCGAGCCTTTCTTCGCGATAGTGGACGGTGCATTAGGGGGTGTGCGCAGATCTGTGATGTACTGCTGCACCTCGCCAACGGCCACAACACCTACGCGTTCCATGATCTGATCGACGGTGCGACCGTCCGCCACGCTGTCGGAAATCTCCTCCAGGATAGCACCCGTTGCGGCCTGCATGCCCGGTACGAGCCAGGGGCGCGCGGGAATGTGACCATCAGCAGTGCCGAACTCGTGAATAGCGCCCAGCGTCGCCATGTTGATCTCGCCGCCCTCCGGCTGCGGTGCACCCTCATGGATGCCCACGGTCACGTAGCGATCGCCGCGCAGCTTTGCGATCTCCTGTCGGAGCGCATCGGCAGCGAGTTGCATGTTGGCGGTTTTGAGCGTGATGGTCATAGTCACATTGTACGCGACGGCGCAGCGGTGCGCTACACACCCCGCGAAATGCATCCGGTGTGGAAAAGTTGGGGTACGCTGTGAGCCTTGTAGAATGAGGCATTGCGCTCTCTTTACCTCTATACCCCTATCTTAATAAATTATTAGTAGTAGGTAGTATATAGGGAGAGGGAACACCAGACAGGGCCGGCCGCGAGAGAGGCGAGCGATACAGAGGTATCGGGTAAAAGTGTCGCAAAGCCTTACGGGGCGCGGGTTTCCGGCTACCCCTGCCACTGTGGCCGCTTGTGGGGTGAGGTAGACTTGACGGGTTCGTCGGGCGGTAATACTATAAATTATCGAAAATTAACGGGGAGGGTTGACCTGTGAACATGTACGAACACGATGAACCGCCCGTCGTCACGGATGAAGAACTCGCCACGTTTGTAGCGAAGATGTACGAGGATTACGCGACGGGGAAGATCGGTAAAGCGGAACTCAACGAAGCGTATGGAAAGCTTGACGACGTTGTCAGCATGGGTGATACTGGCGATACTTTAACGGAGTGGGAGGGCTGAAGGATGGGCGCGTATACATGGGTCGAGGCGAATGTTGTCCTCCGCAGGACACCGGAAACTGAAGCACTAGTTCACTGGTTGGATCCTGACAACGAATGTACGGATACTCCAGATGTTTTGAGTAATTTTGAATTTTTCAAACTTCCTAGCTGTCATAGCTTCTTCGGACATACATCAACGATCCTACTGGAAGATACTGTTACGTTGGTGATCGGAGAGTTTGAGTTCAAATGTTACAACGATGAAATTGAGCACCTGTGGGAACTGCTTAAACAGTTTTACATTTCAGGTCATTATTACAGTCGATACGAGGAGTTTGTACTACGGTTCGACCATGTGACCGGTGCAAATGAGGGTGAACCTGGAGCGTGTCCGTTTTGCGGTAAAATGCATGATCGTCCGTATAGTTGCCAGTGACAAAGCGCCCCAACTCGGGGCGCCTCACTCACACCGCCAGCGCGCCCATGCCGGCGCGCCGTCTTAAGCGCATGAATTGCTGCCCGTAGTGACTAAATGACAACCAATCATTCGGGACATTCATCATTTCCGGCACACGGTATGCAATCGACTCGTCACCGATGGACTTACTCGCAACGTTCAACCGCGCCTCGCCCGACGTGTGCGTACTTGGGCCACCGTCGCCAAAGTTGTTGACGAGCCACGCCGCAGCGTACAGGAACATACCGCGCCGCTTGAAGTTGCTGCAATCGTCCACAAACGCACCCCAGCCGCGCCCGCCTGTCTCTACGTCACCCTCGCACAGCGCGGTAGTCACATAGTCGTCAGGCCACTTCACCGTGCTGCTAAACGCAATCATGCCCGGCGCGCTGCGGAACGACGCGACCAATTCGTTAGTAATTTCCATGAGTTAGATCCTCCTGGGGTGTATTGTAATGCATGTAACGCTTGACGGCGTTGTCAGTGCGGGTGATACTGGCGATACTTTAACGGAGCGGGAGGGTTGGAAGATGAAACATATTGTATGTTACAGCGGCGGTCACAGTTCGGCACTGGTGGCAATTGAAGTAGTTCGTAAATACGGACAGGATTCTGTCGTATTACTGAATCACGATATCCACCCGAACATTGAGGATGCTGACATCAAACGATTCAAACGCGAAGTTTCCGAGTATCTGCATGTTCCAATCACCTATGCAAATCACCCGCATTGGTCGGAAAAAGATCAGTTTGACGTATGTATTGATGCAAAGGCATTCCGGGTAGTTAGAGGTCAGGCGCTTTGCACGAATAGGCTGAAGACACAACCATTCGATAAATGGTTAAATGAGTTTGTACCGGATAAAAACTGTGTAATCTACTACGGGTTCGACGCTGGGGAGAAGGTTCGTATTCAGCGTAGGTCGCAAATTCTCGGGATGCGTGGTTACAAGAGCGACTATCCGCTTGCACTGTGGAATGTTGAGACGGAACGAACGATATTCTCTACCAGGGATGTTGGAATTGAACCGCCGCTGACATACGGTGATTTTAAACACGCCAATTGCAAGGGGTGTTTAAAAGCGAGTAAACAACACTGGTATATCGTATTTTGCAACTATCCGGAAATCTGGAATAAGGCCAAACATGCGGAAGAGGTTATAGGTTACTCAATAATGAATGACTATCTAGAAGATGTGGAGGATATGTTTTCAAAAATGAAGTGTGCGGGTATTCGCACGACTGAACATGAAGACCCTCGAACATTTTTCGCACGTGTTCGTCGTCAGTTCAAAGATGTGAACGATGACGGTGATACTAAACCGTGCGAGTGCGTATTCTAATACTTAACATGAAAAAGCGCCCCATCGCGGGGCGCTTTTTCATGTTACGTTACACAGCCGGGACGCCCGACACCAGCAGTTTGAGTGTGGCCGCAACGATCGAACTGGAGTCGGTGCGCAGGCGTACAGCGGTATCGCTCGACTCGATGACCAGCGCTGTGCTGGACAGGTGCTCATAGAAGCCACCAGCCTTCACTTTCAACACGCGAGCGTTGACCTTGTAAGTGCCAAAGTCGACCGACGTGTCGATGGTAGCAGTACGGATGCCGTCAACGTCCGGAGCGCCCCAAGTCACAGCGTACTCGGCGGTATGAGTGTGCGAACCCTCAGCAGCCTGCAACGCGGCGATATCGGCGTCTACGGAGACGAACTTGTCTTCGACCAGTCCCAGGTTGGTATAGGTCGCTGCGTCGCCTACAACGCCATTTACGGCCGCAGCAATCGCGGTGTCTACGTCCGACCCGAACGCCTTGAAGTCGCCGGCATCACCGTTCGCGGCGATCATCAGCCACGCGCGGTCACTGTCCTGCTCGGTTGCAGCGTCCAGGAACAGCACATCACCCACATGCAGCGTGGTCGCACCGAACGTCCAGCCACCGGTCGCAAACGTACCGTCAGCGAGCGCGTCGGTCAGGTTGACGTTGGTGGTATCCACATATGCATGGGACGCACCGGACGCATCGGCAATAGCCGCTTCCAGTGCGGCTACGGTGGTGTCAAACTCGCCCTTGCGGATCGGGTGGACGTTGGTCGTTGCGGCATTGGCAAGCGACAGTTCCTTGACGTTAAGGAGACTGCCCAACTCCTCGAAGTCAATACCACGGGTCATTACGTTCAGTTCAAGAGCCATTTTTTACATCCTCTGCTAATAAACAATTCCCGTTTCGGGCTGTTCGAACTGAAATTTTAGCCGGCCACCATCAATCAATGTTGGCCTAACTATCATCGGGCGCAGCTCCCCGCCTCGCTGAACTTCTACAAAACCAAACCGTATAGCCGCCATCTCCACGATAACCTCCGCCGCCGCCTCGAAAGCGACGACGGAAGCGGCTACATCATCGCGGGTTGTTGTGCTGTGTCACATGGACGTTGATCGTGCCGCCGTCTCCAGTCACGGTAACGGTTTCGTCACCGTCGACGTAGTAGACACCGTAGGCTACGCCGGCTACCTGCTGTACGCCGAAAGATAGCTGCAGTCCGTATGGCGCTTTCATCTGGTTGTCCGGCTGCAGGATCTGCCCGTCGGTCGCCTCGATGTGCGTGATGACAGCGCCAACCGCACCGGCCGGCACGTTGTTGACCTCCCACGTATCGTTCGGGGTGGCCTGGGTGAATGTGAAATGTTTTTGATGCATTATGCGATTCCGCTCCAGAATGTTAGATAGATCTTGCCTGTTGCCACTGCATTACCGACGTGGACGGTAAGCTGCTTTGTTGTCGCGTTATACGCGTACTCGCTATCGCGGATGGACGTTGTAACGCCTGCCGAGTGCTTTACTACCTCAATATCCGCCAGCTCAACGTCAGACGGAATGTCCAGCGGAATCACCACGTTAAGCTGAGTATTGCCGCTGAACGAGTATACCCGACGGTCAAGCACGGATGCTTTCGGGATCGGGGCAGACACTAGGTCTGGGCTGTCGCTAGTAGTTGCCGACAGTTCTTTGAAGTCAACGACAGTAAGCACCATGTACTCAGATTTTTTATCTGAGTAGATGAAAGCTCCGTCAGCCTTGTTCGAAGTCGCTCTGCCACCGATACGCTGACCAGCCAGTACATCGATACTGTATGCTGGGTTGGTTACCTTCATGCCAACTGCTGTATCTGGCGTGTTCGCAGGCACGGTGTAAGTGTGCTCAGAGTCTGGGATCTTGGTCACTGTGCCGTTAACGTCGATCAGCACATCCCAGAATGTTACAGTCGATTCAGTGTTTGTCTCGTTGTGCAGGAGGTAGGACTTGGATACGTTAACCTCCCCGTCTACGGTGAACTTGATAGCACCGTCATTCTCAGGGTCGTTACTGCCGGGAACGATGTTGACAGTGTTATCCAAGGTCACATCAGCTTTGCCCTTGAGCAGTTGCCCCACAGGCATCGGTTGACCATCCACCGGCTGCGTATTCGATATCGTGTAGCGCAGGCTGTCGAACTGCTCTGTATCCAAGCCAAACTCAGCATACTGCTCACTGAATTTAAGGTGCTGGGTCGATTTATCATCTACCCAGTCGATCAGATACCCAAGGAACGATGGGCAAGTGAAATCGAAAACATTCAGCGTAAGCGATGACGGGGATGCTGCCGTGTTAGGCATGATGACCACTGCAATATTGTTCGCGTCAGCCGGAACGGTGAAGGCCAGTTGCCCAACTGACACACCATCTGGCGACTCAGCAATGAAATCGCTGTCAATCTCAACCCAACCCTTCGCCAGTGTTGGGACATCGTTGGTGCGGCTTGTGTAGATCAACTCCTGATCGTCCTTGGCCCCAGTCCAGCTATACGCCACCAGGCGGAACGCGCCATACGGATTCTTGAACGATGCCGCAACGCCGCACGACTTTCCGCGCAACATGGTGGTGCGATTGCTGTCAACTTGGATATCGATGTAATAGTCGGCTGGCGTCCCGCTGGCATTTGTTACGGTGAGTTCGTCGTTTTCGATCTTCGCCTTGACTGCAGAGAGGTTGCGAATGCCAACCGAGTTCAGGAAATCCTGGCCGGCGCGAGGTGGCAGCTCTTCTTCTGGCTTTGTGAGCCCTTCAATAAACTCAGACAGGCTAACTTCCACCAGCTTGAACCGGTGCATGATCGGGATAATGTCAACGTTTACACGGCGCTGGAACTCGATACGCGCCATGCTGGTCTCAAACCCTTCGCTATACTGATTGACGCAAACCATGGTCTTGTCAGCATCGACGATCACTACATCGGTGTCACTGAAACTGGTTTCGACCTTCAGCACCACAGGTGCTTGAGTGGTCGCCAGCATCGATCCGGCAATAACGACATCAGTCAGCAGCTCGCCAGCCTTAAAGAACTTGCGAGACGCGACCGGAGTACCGTCTAGGCTGACCAGCATTTGGTTCGGCAGGTGTCCGAGCTGGTCATGGTATTCTAGGTATACCGTAACAGTGCCGTCTGCTGGCGCTGCGCCCTCGAACGCCACGCTGGCCAATATCTCGGTAAGCTGGCCGCCTGTCACAGCGGTATCATCGCCCGTAGTGTCCTGTACGATCACCCCGCCCTTGACTTTATCGAGACTGAAATATGTACCTAGCGGCACGATTTCCTCGTCGCAATAAAGCGTAACAGGGCGCTGACCTATAACAGGTTTGTCACCGGCCAGCTTGAGCAAGCAGCCATTGCCTTGTTTGGCTTCATAAGCGGATGGGTTGATAGCCAATATCGCCTGACCTGGTAGGTCTGTTCCTGTGCCACCGCTGGGCACCGGGTATGCTTCTAGCGGGTAGTGAGCGGTGATCTGTGTTACGTCTGTCACCTCTCGATTGCTGGATGCATCCCTGACCATCAGAGCGCTGCCGCCACCACCAGATGGGATTGTGATAGCCGCCACCTTGGCGCCCTCGGTGCCACTGACAACCACGGTCGCACCGGGAAACGACAGCGACTGCACGGCATCAGGCGTGCCAACACCCGTACCTACTGGCAGTTGCAGCTCGTACTCTACGAGAGCGTCTTTTTCGGCTACGTTGGACGGGTGTATCTTGAAGCCATCACCGAAAGTAAGCCCAGTGATGCCATCGTAGGCGCTGGAGCGATCATGATCCTCGACGTGTATGCCGCTGATCTTCTTGCCCACTTCAAGCTGCAAGTCTGCGATCTTTGCACCATGAGTGGTCTGCACGCCCTCTACGGCCGTCACTCGAGACTGCACAGTAGATATAGAACCCTCGACCATAGAGATTGCTGCGGCGTTCGTTGCCGCTGCGGCGCTGGCTGCATCGGCCTTCTGCACTGCCGTTGCAGCTGATGTGGCGCTAGACGCTGCGCTGGTTTTCAGTGCCGACACATCACCCTGAATTGCTGCGATCGCTCCGGCATTCGTTGCCGCTGCTGCACTAGCCGCATCAGCCTTTGCGGCTGCACCAGAAGCGCCAGCAAGCGCCGTAGACGCGTTTGACTCGGCAGTTGCCACGCGACTATCAATCGCAGCATTGTCCGTGTCGTGCTGATCAACGCGACCTTTAAGCGTGTTGAACCCGTCAACGTCCGCACCGTCCACTAGCTTATAAGTGTCGGTCGGGTTGAGCTTCTGGATCTTGCTCCCGATTTTGATTGCCATTATTGCACCTCGAACGACACGGTTGTCGCATTCGTCTGGTTGTCACTCACGTAGACCTTACCGGCTACGCCGTCCACCGTAACCGGCCAACTCTGCCACACGTCCACAAACGCGTGCGAGAAGCTAAACCCGGAGATTGCGCCCATCGCGTCCGGAATCCATACGTACATGTACGCGGGCGTCCCGACTGCGCGTGTAAGCGTGATGTCGTGGCCGATGATTACGTGGTCTTGTTCGCTGGTGCCAGCCTTGATTTGCGCTTCTGCGGGCGGCTTGACCGTCCCGAAGCCGAACCAAATGGTCTGCTGTTGCGCGGGTGGATTGGTCGCAAACATGGCGCTGATATCGATCAGGTCGGTGTCGATCACATCCTGCCCAGACTTAAACGTCAGCGTGATGGTCTTGCTCGCCGGGTTAACCTTGCTCTCGACCGTATCGACCTTGCCATTCTTGAGCTGTTGTAGCTCATTCTGCGCGGCGGTCATGTCCTGGTGCAACGAAGCGATTTCCAGCGCGTTGTGTTGCAGCGATCCTTCCGCAGCGGTAAGGCGTGACACGTATTGCGAAATTGCACCGTTAAACGCCGTTTGCCATTCCGTCGAGGTCTTGGCGAATAACCCATCAATGCGCGCGGTAACAACGTCCAGATCCGTCTTGCTGATCTCCGCAACCACCGTGGCGACCATGCCCTGATAGGTGAACGTCAGACCTTTGCCGATTTCCACATCGTCGATTGGGTGCTGTACCGCGCTGGTCGAACCCATGCGGATAACACCAACGCCACCACTTGGCGACTGTGCGATCCAGTGACGTGAGCCGTCTTTCTTCGACGCCAGCACCATATAGTCATTTGCGGGCGTGCCGAGCGCTGCCTCCTTACCGTCCAGTGCCGCCTGCAAACCCTGCACGTCGGCAATCGTGGGAGGCTGCGCGGTGGGCGTGCCGGTAATATTCACATTGTACTTGCCGGTCGAGGGGCTGGTTACAGCCACGCCTTGGCCGGTGAAGTTCAATTCAGCGAGCGACAGTCCGACCGGTGTACCATCGTCGCTGATCTGGATCTGATACGGCTTAGTCGCGGCTGCTTCCGCACGCGTGGCCGCATCTTCCGCCTGCGTCGCGGAGTTCTGCGCATCGAGCGAGTAACCTTGCGCTGCGGTTGCGTCTTTGCGCGCCTCGTTCTGATACGAGAGTGCGACCGTTGCACTACCTGTGGCGCTCGCTTCACTTGCTGCGGCTGCCGTAGCACTCGCTGCCGCTTGCGTTGCGCTCACGGAGGCTTGCTGCGCGAGCGTATCGGCGCGGGTCGCCTCAGTCTGCGCAAACGTCGCCGCGTCCTGCGCCTGTTTAACGTAGACGCGGATATCTGCGGCGTCACCCAGGATCTCTACGGTGATGTCGCTGCAACTCATGGTTGCACCCGTGTAGTTAGCGCCATAACGGTAAGAGTTCCTTCCACGATGGGTTTCTCGAATGTCGCGCCGTCCATCATCCAGATATCGTAATAGAACGTGCCAGCACCAAGCGTGCGCGACTGTGCGGGCGTGATGGAGAACGCCACGGAGTTGTTCACAATGGGTTTATGCTCGGTGATGAGCACAGTGTCGCTTGAATTGTTCTTGCGGAAAGTGATCGTGCAGGTCGCCGCGCTTAAGTCGCGGTCGGTCTTGAAGTTCAGAACGAAGTCGTGATTCTCGCCGTATGCGATACACACGTCATTCTGTACGGGCGTGCATGTGGATTGATACATCGCGGCGCGTCTCGCTCAACTGATGTACTCATTTTAACCGATGATTTGATACCAATCAATGAATTACTTATTGACAAACTCGACGGATTGTGTCCGGTCGCTAAGTATTGGTTGACGGGCGCGTCACGGCGTCGTATATTGAGGACTCAACTAACGCGGAGGGCACTGAGATGGAAACGGAATTTGTGACATGGGGCGATTGGGAGATTGGTGACAAGGTGGAATTTGTGGGGTTTACTCCCGAAGTTGGCGTTTTAATACCTGATTACTTGAGGTTTACACCTGGTAAAGTGTATATCATCGTCGAGGACAGGTTTGGTGATATTGGGCCGGCTGATGATGACGGGGATGTGCCAGGTGGGAACTGGGGATTCAAGTTCAAGCGCGTCTAATATGACCCCAGAGTCGGAACGCATTGATCAACTCAACGATCTACCGGACATTCGATTTGTCCGGTGGGTCGACGGGTACCGGAACAAGTCATCCAAGGCGCTCATGCGCTGCGACGTGGATGGATTCGAATGGTCCGCTTCGGTTCATAATCTGCTGAACGGTTGCACCGGGTGTCCGCAGTGTACCGGCAACCGTAGGTGGACGGCAGCGGAACGTATCGTGCAGCTTAACGCGCTACCGAACAAACGATACGTCCGATGGGAAACTGAGTATCGCGGTGCACATTCAAAGGCCGTCATGCGCTGCGATGTGGACGGATTCGAATGGTCGGCATCGGTTCACAACCTGGTGAACGGCGGTACAGGTTGTCCACGTTGTCGAACCAAGTAAAAGCCCCGCATCGTAGCGGGGCTTTATCGTTACGCGCCTTGTAGCGCTTCTCGCAGCTTCGCTTCGCCCCATCGTTTGTCGTACTCGATACCTTGTTCGTCGCACTCGCGGCGCAGGGCGTCAAGCGTGGATTCCACAGGTGCGGATTCACCACGCTTTACGAGTTCACCGCGCTCGATGCAACCTTGCACGAACGGGTGACCGCACAGTGCGTCAGGTACGTCGAGGGTTTGCAACGGTGCGATCATGCCGTCCAGGGACTTACCGTCGCCCATACCCGGGATGATGATGATGCAGGCCGCGTTGTTCATCAGGATCATTGTGTTAACTCCATGTTAGTGAGTTGTTGAAGTATACCGCAAATAGTTGACGGGTGCGTACACTAGGTGTAGTCTGCGCATATTAGTGGACAGGAGTTGCGATATGCAAATTATAGACAAGAAGACGGCGAGATCTGAAGGTCTGAAACACTACTACACGGGTAAACCCTGCAAGCAGGGTCACGACTCGGAACGATATGTAAACGATGGTAAGTGCGCACAATGTGTTCGCGATCGTGTTGCCAAGTGGAAAGCGGACGATCCGGAACGCTCTAAAGCGGTGAATCGTAGGTATTACTACGAGAATAGGGATGTACTATTGGAAAAGAAAGCTACGTACAGAGAGGAACATCGTGAAGAACTGAACGCGTGGAAACGCGAGTATTACAATAGTGATGCGGGTAGACTTGAGCGTAAGCTATACCGCGAGAATAACATTGAACGCATTCGCGAAATGAAGCGCGATTATTATGCTCGAAATATAGAACAAGAGAGAGAACAACGTCGCCGAGATTATGAGAAGCATAAGGAAAAAAGAGCAGCGGCTGCGAAGATATATCAGATGAACAACCGCGATAAATTGAACCATTACTATCGTAACCGTCGCCGCAATGATCTTGATTTCAAACTATCAACGTACATTCGTAACATGGTTGGACGACTGGTTCAACGTGGGTACGATAAGACAAAACTGACATCTGAGATACTAGGTTACGATGTAGCACAACTCAAATCCCACATTGAGGTGAAGTTTGAAGACGGGATGAACTGGGAGAACTACGGGGAATGGCATATTGACCACATTGTTCCAGTTGTTCAAATGGTGAAACAGGGTATTACAGATCCGGCAATTGTGAACGCACTGTCTAATCTCCAACCACTGTGGGCGTTTGATAACCTGTCCAAGGGTGGTAGATAAGAAAACCGCCCCGAGTTGGGGCGGTTTATTAGCGTCTACTGTTAAACCATATCAATGTAGCTGCAGCACAAAGGCATTCTATATTCAGTGCCTGAAATTTTGTATTCCGCTGGCACTGTAATTGCTAGGCCGGTGAACTGCGGTGCGAGCATGCGGAACGGAATCGGGCGAGCCATCGCCAGGTTACGATCCGACTTGTCGTACACCACAATGCGATCTTTGTTACCGTTCGACACACCGTTCGCAGCTAGTTCCGCAGCGGTCAGCTGGAAGCGAATCTTCACATCGATCTGATTGCCGGTCAGCAGCGTGTACGCGTTGTTCTTCATGAAATACTCCATCACGGTGTCACCGAATGTATCGGTAGCAGCCGGGAAGTTGAACATACGCGTCGCGTTCATCTTCTTCCACACGTCTGGCGGCAGCAGAACGGTGTTCGGAGTGTGATAACGCTTCGACAGGTTAATAACCGAGAAGATCGCATCGTTCACCATGTCAAACAGCTCTTGACCGTTCATGGTGGTGTACGACTTCGCCGCGCTGGTTTTGGTTACGTTCGGGCTGTTGAGCAGACCGGTCATACCGCGTTCAGCATCGCCAAAGTATGCCACACGTTGCGAGTGTTCTTCCGAACCACGATATGCCAGCTCCGACTGCATCGAGTCGATCGGCATATTCATCGCAGCGGTGGTGCGCAGTTCGTCGATAGTGTAATAGCACTCGACACCCGCGTAACCCAGCTCGACCTGGTGGAGCTTTGCGGCCTGGGCAACGCGCGGCAAGTCTTGTGCGTTTGCACCGATGAACTTACCGAGGGTCGCACCGTCGTATGAGCGATAATTCCAGTGGGTCGCGTATTCCGGAATGCCCGCGACGACCGGGATATCTTCCAGATAAGTGATGTCCGCATACGGAACTTCGTACAGCGTGGTTTCGATGCTCGCGAGCTGCGAGATGTAGAACGCGATACCACCGTCGGCATCCGCGATGTACTCGGGGATCGACACCTTATTGCCGTCGCGCATGAACTTAGTCAACCACGGGTTACCCGCGATAGTTTGCGCGTCAATAGTTACGAGTTTATCAGCCATATATGTTAGCCCCCTACGACGATGGACAGTTTAGCCAGGTTGCCAGCGGTAGCGGCGGTGAGGAATTTAGCGCCGGTCATCGCTACGGCCAGGGTCGCACCGGTACCAGCGGTCTTACAGAAGTCGCCGGTCTGGGTTGCGCCGACACGCACGAACGCCGGATCGTTAATCGCTACAGCTTCGGCCACGGTCACCCAGATGGTGCCGACGGTCATCACGCTGAAGTCCTTATCGATCACAGCGCCGAAGGTACTACCGTCGGTGTATGCGCGGTTCAGTTCGCGCACCGCTACGCCGATGATGTCAGCGGTCACACTGCCTGCAACCGGAAGTTTCGCGCCGCCAGCCGTACCATCGCGCACAACGGCTTTACCGTACTGAATAGTCACAGTGTCGTTGTTGATCTTGCTGACTACGTTGGACAGTTGGCCATCCGCGATCATACCGACCCACGCGGGGCCGTGGTTGAGGCCGTAGGAGGCCTGCACAATACCCGTCATAATTAAGCCCCTTTACCGGTGCGTTTCAGGAAATTCGCTTGGGCGCGGGATACTACCGGCGCACTGTCCGTGGTCGCAGTGCCAGCACCATCTTTAGCCAATTGTGCCAACTGTGCGACGATAGTCGCCATATCACCGGTCTTGCGCATCTTGCCGACGCCGCCCGCGTCATTGGTCTCATCCTCTTCTTCCTTCTCTTCCTCGATCTCTTCAATCTTGGCATCGAAAGCAGCTTGGACGTATGCAGCGGACTTGTCCGACCAATCGACTTTGGGACGTGCGATTTTCATCGCGGCGCGGGCGATCTCTACAGTGTCCACGCTGTCGCAAGTGAACGATTCGCCAGCGATGCGTTGGGCTTTGGCTTGCACCGTGGCAATCGATTTTACTCGTGCCTGGATGGCGGAATCGCTGGTCAGCTGGCGGGCTTCTTCCAGTTGTTCTTTCGCTGCGTCTGCGGCTGCTTGGGCTTTCTCGGCCTTCGCTTCTGCGTCCGCAACGGATTTTTTCAGGCGATCGATGGTATCACCGACGAGCAACGCTGCTGCCTCGTCTGCAATTTCCACGGTGCGGCCCGAGTCGAGCATGACTTTATGGGTCATCGGTCTTACCTCGTCGTTGCTGTGGTCAAAAACTCGGGCATTCGCACCAGCACGCGCCTTGTCTACCAAGGCAACATGGTTGATGCGAATTTCCCGCTGGATAAACTCGTAACGCTCGCCCTGGGGCGTGACGCCTTCTTGCGCGTCGTATACTGCCGTATAACCTGCCGACAGCTCGCACTTGCCGGAGTTGATCGCGTCGATGGCCTGCCGGTCTTTAACGATCAGATCGCAGACGATGAAGTCGCCATCGACACGCCCCGAACCGCGCACGACACCCGCTGTGACATTCTTGTAGTTACTACTGTTGACAAGCGCGTCAGGGTGGTTTATTGTTACATCAACGCCATCAAACGAGGTAAGCGAATCAGCGTGAAACACTTCTTCGGGCGGGCGGTAGACGTTAACGATGCGGTTGGGGTCGCCGGGTAGACCCAGCTCACGGGCGAGATACTGCTGAATACCGACACGGGCAACAGTGCCGGGAACGCGCAAAAAGCCCTCATCGGTATATTCACGATGAGTGATCTTATGGCTTGCGCGGTCGCAAATCAGTGCTTTCATAAGCGCATGATAACAATCAATACACAGAGAGGCAATATTTATGACTTACACACGCGAACAAGCAATGCAATTCCTAGTCGAGCGTCTGGACGGCAAGTGGCCTACCGACATTGCAGATGCACCGCTTTGTCCGGGTTGGGGTTGGGCTAGGAACTTCAAGGGTGAAATGTGGTTCACGACTAAGGATTACCAAACAGTGATCAATAAGCATACTTGGCAATTACTTCACCATGTGTCACACCTGCAACCCGCCACTGCCGAACAACCCGCACCGAACGGCAAAGGTGATCCAATCCTGGGGATGGTTCTCGCGGATCTCACGAATCGAGCACTGATCGGTAAAGAAAAGTACGGTGAACCGTTGAAAGCGCATAACGGGCGTAACGCGCTGTGGGATGCGTACCAAGAAGCACTGGATTTGTGCATGTACCTACGTCAGGCAATTGAGGAGTCGAACAAATGAACAGTCGTTTTAGCTATTTCGTGGCGGTATGGTTCACCTGGTTGGTGTTGTTTGTATTCAACGATGCCGTGAATCTGACGCCGTATGTTGCAATTGGTCTGGGCATTGCAAGCGCCCTGGCTATCGGCGTACACGCTGTCGCGGGCTGGATCGTGGGGAAGATGAAATGATTAACCCGACAACTCTAGATGAACTGCGAGACGGTGACGTGGTACGGATTACGGGGAGTACGAATCCGCGCTGGTCGTGGAGACATTCCGGCGAATTGACCGTACTACATGACAATGAGTTGAACGAGGTGGGATTCATTGGCGTGAACGGACTAGCATGGTATCCCAGCGACAATACCGAATGGGAATTTATTCGTAGACCATGACACTCGTATTGATGTCGCTGGTCGTCCTCATTGTCATATTGATCATTGACTGACAATTGCGCCCCGAGTTGGGGCGCTTTCTACGTCTAGCGCAACACGTTCGGGTCGGTCAACCCGCGCTCTTGGTTGCGCTCTACGTTGCGATTGCTAATAACCTTCGCAACGCATCGGCAATTATAATCCGATCCAGGTTGTATGCGCTCGCCGCGCTCATTCACCGGCAAGTCGTCCCACCGATACACACCTTTACCGTATGCGGTCACACGGTTGGCAATGTCACGATGACTGTGACGTACACGCTGATCGTGACTATCCACCCATACGAAGTAACTGTATCCCGCCGCAATCTGGCGCTTCTTGCTCACCTCGCCCGCAATCTTCGCGGATTGGTCACGGGCGATGAACTTAGCCCGCCGCTGTGTCACGCCGAACTGTTGCTGCAACTCTTTCACAATGTAACCCGGGCGATTGCCGATGCGCATGTTAGTCATCAAGATATTACCGACCTGCTCCAGGTACTGCGCAGGGATCGACTTGATCAGTTTGACATTCTGATACATCGCCGCCCGCAGGTACTCGTCCATCTCGGTCGAAGATCCGAACACGTCGATACCCATCGAACGCATGGCGCGACGATCCGCAGACGTGAACGCTGTGCGCACGAAGTCGCCGGCAATCGCTGCGATACCTGGATGGTTCTCCCACCGCGTGACGAGTAGTTGGAGCGCCGCAGCGATCGCCTCGACCCACCCGTCCCGCGTCACCGTCGCACCATCCATCGTGTAATCCGGCGCGTAAAGCTTGATCAACGGTAGGAACGTTGCGTCGATGTCACGCTTGATCGCACGCACCATGCGTTGCAGCTTCACGTTGTACTGAATTCCGGTTGATATCATTTGACAAGCCCGTCACATAGCGTTACAGTGTGATTGTAGTTTAACACTAAAGAGAGCAAATCATGGGTAAGTATGACAAGAATGGTGTAAGGCACAAAGGTTGGGCAGATGTTGCAGAAGCAAATTCCAACAGACGAGGACGCAGCGGGCGCGCCGATAAGGAATACGAGAAGAAGGCCAGAGATCAGGGTGTCGATCTATCCCGGACCCACTATCGTAAAACGGCCGATTACAGATACGGCAGACTCTAATTCGTCACATAGCGTTACAGTGTGATTGTAGTTTAACACGGAGGGGCGGTCATGAATGACCACAAGTCGGCAATGATTGACGAGTTGCACAGAGTCGGCATCATGTGGCCGGACGGGTACAACTTCCTAGCGCACGATCAATCGAATGGTATGTTGCGCTTTCACGTTGTGCCGCCTGTACCATCTGAACCGAGACAGTCCGGTGCATTCACGGTTCGGTTCCCGGCGTACCAGTGCGCACCCGGACACGAATCGATGGAGATCGCCGTATGGCATGTCGCCTGGAATCGCGAAATTGTAACTCGCGATGAGTTTATGTCCATTTACCCGAATGGACAGTGTCCGGGATGTAAATTGTGCGTTGAACCGTATGTTCCGGGTCGATGGGTATTCCTCCCAGCCGGAAGCGGTGCGTATATCGCATATTCAGATCACTAAGGAGAGTAAATCATGAAACTTACGAAGAGCAAGCAGCAATTGGCCGAAATTATCCGTGCGAGCGGGGCGAAATGGTCTGAGAAGTACGTGGTCGCGGTGCAGGATAAGAGTGGATGGGTACGCGTATACACCAATGACGATCTTTATTGTTGCGTCGCTGGTTGGGTGCGTAATGAATTCGACACGGATTATCAGGACGTCACCACCGCCAAACCCATCACCCAATACTACAGCACCAAGCTGACCCGCGAAGAATATCTCGAATACGTCGCGAGCGTAACGCCCGCACCGGTGCCGGCGGATGACCCGTCGAATGTAACCGTAGACTTAGTACAGTTGACGTATGATCAACTGTGTGAATCCGCGAGACGTAGTAATTGGATTCCCCCAGAATATACAGCAAACGACTGGATTACAGACTGCGGTTCATTCCTTGAAAGGGGTGTCGGTGCATTCATGAATACGCCAATATCACCCACCATCGAACAACTGATCCAGATCCACACCGAAGCGACCCGCGCCGTCGAGTTCACCCGCACCGAGCTGGAACGTCTGGAACAGGCGCAACGCGATGCGAAAGCAGCGGTCGAGGTGGCGCTAGTTGCTGCGGGTTGGGGAGATGTGTCGGTGGTAGATACGTCGACGTGGAAAGTTGGGGATATGTTTAAAGTAGTGGGTGTCACATATCCGAAACACAACTTCAATATAGGGGATATTGTGACAATGGTGAGACTATCTACCATTGGGGATAGTGCGTACGAGCGTGAACGTAACGGGGTGAATCAGTACATTTCGGCAAAAGACCTCCGCAAACTCTAACCAAAGCTAAACGCCCCTCACTGTTGAGGGGCGTTTCTACGTCTAGCGCAACGCTGCGACCGCTGCGCCTGGATCAATACCGTCCTGAACCATTTGCCCGAACGCCGCGAGATAGTCACCCGTCCCAATGCGCGGAGTGTTGGCCGGATCTTCCTCGGGCGTCGGATCTTCAAACATGGTCACATCTTCCATGCCTTCCAGCTTCTCGATATCCTCCTCTTCGAACTGATACTCCTCAGCCGCCTGGAGGTTGCGCTGGATCTGCGATACCTGTACAACACCGGCATCCAGATAACCAATATCGGTTTCCATACGGGTGCGAGCCGCGTCGGCAATCTCTTTCGCGCTCGGCTGTCGAAGCGGGTTCCACTTGTAGTTGAAATCCTCTGGCCAATGACCGAGCGCGGAGCGTACCAACACCTCATCCAGCTGGCGCATCGCCGGGTCAAGCTGCGTAAGCTGCTTTGAGCCAATGGAGTTGTAGTAATTTGTCAGATCCCCTTCACCCGTGGCGTTGAGCCCCTTGGCGCTCGTACCGAACAGTCGCGTCACAGGGATGTCAGCCGCGCCCGAGATCCACGTCATGAGTGTTTCGATAACAGGTGCGACACCGCTCAGGTCAAGCGTTTTCCGTTCGTACTTCTCGTCGCCGTCCAGCAGCCCCAGGTTTACGTTGGATTTAAGGCGGGCATACAGTGCGAAACGATCGATAATCGTACCGTCTTGATCACTGGCAAGTTCTTCACTCAATCCTTCACGCGTGATGACATCGACGTTCGCCTCTTGCATCAGTTCGGCAATACCGTCCTTGGACGCCACAATGTCCATAATGTCGTCGAGGCATTTCCTCAACTCCGAGTCGCCCCAGCCGTATGTGAGCGCACGCTGGCGACGCGGTAGGCGTGCGCCGTGAAAGCGCACAACATGCGTCCAATGCACCTGCTGCTGACCGCCTACCAGCGCGTAGAACTCGGGCATCAGGTAATTGCGCGCCAGTACGTTCCAGGTGTTCAACGTCATGGGCGATAGGTCGTAGCGGTCGAACACCAGCACGCGCTCCAAATCGCCTTTGCGGATACGGTTCACGTCGAGCGGCTTGGTAAGATCCTGGCCAGTGAGCATGAGCATGCCGCCACCACCGAACAGTCTCGCCCATGCGAGCGCTTCGTTCGTGTACACCGGGATGCCGAGACGGTCTTCTTCGATGCGAATCAGATCGGCGTCGTCACACTTGAACGATCGCCACTCCCGCGTCATGTCCTCGGCAGGGACTTCGACGATCTGCCTGGCTAACCAGTTCGACTGGTATGCGGCTTCGAGAGAGGCGTAATCGTTCATCAGCCCGTACTGGAACTGATTGTGCGAGCGCTTGGATTTGTGCGTCCCGAGACCCGATGCGACGTTAATCAAGCCGTCCAGGTTTGTGCGTTTGGTCATTGTTCAGCCTCTGCATTCATACGTGCAGTGTATCACATTATTTTTTGCAATTAGGTGTTGACGACGCCGTCAAGCCGGGTTACTATACACACATCGGAACACAACACGCAACGGAGTAACGGAAATGAAACAACTCTACAAAATCCAGGATCGCAACGGCGCAACACTGTGCCACCAATACGGTACAAGCGCTGAGGACGCGCTTTACACTGCAAAAGCGTATTACGGGTTCAAGAATGCGAAACGTGCCGTACTCGCGAATGATGGTGAATGACCCCACCACAACTAACCAAAGCGCCCCGAGTGGGGCGCTTTTACATCATTTCGCTAATGGACGGCCTAGCGTTATGCAGCATCTGACTAATCGCGTCACACATCGGGTCGATCTGGTCATCGTGCGCATGCGTATCATCGGCGGTGAATGACTCGCACTCTGCGATGAAATCATTCACCCACAGCGCATCTTGTGGGATTCTCACATACCCCGATTCGATATAACCCTGCACATCCATGACGCGTGTCAGCTTGTTACTCGCTGGTCCACGCGGAATCTCTCGTACCGGAATAACCGGTTTAATCTTGCGGCGGATCTTCTGAATCAACTCCGTACCAGACGATTTATCTTCCACGGCCATGAAACGCAGTCGCCCGTTCTTATCGGCGCGATGTTTGTTCCAGAAGTCCGGGATACGATCTTCCAGTTCATACGCCTGGAACTTGTCACGCATTACGTCGATCAAGTACAGGTAACCGTCCTCACCGAGTCCCCAGCATTCCGCGACCTGGTAGTCGTTGTGCTGCTTGGCCTTCTGCGCCGTATCGACAAACACTGCCCGCCACTTGAGTTTCGGCAGCATAGTGTACCGCCCGAACCATACACCCTTGAGAATGCCGCCGCCGAGCGGAGATGGGCGCTGCTGCATCTGCGCGGCGAACATGTAGGAGTTCTTCGCCCGCATCGCGTGGAGCGATTCTAGCGTGTGTTTTGCAGGCCATAGGGCATGTTCTTCGTCTGTACCCTCCCCGACGATTGCGGGCAGCACCAGGTGACGGAAATCATACTCGTCGTCCTTAAGCAGCATCCCGCAGAAGTCCTCCTCGTGGATGCGCTGCATGATCACAATGCACGGGGTGTTGCGACTGTTGAAGCGTGACTTGATCGTTTCGTCCCAACGACGGTTCACACCGTTACGTTTCGGGTCGGAATACGCATCGTCCGGCTTGAGCGGGTCGTCGATGATAATCGCACCACCAAAACCCGCTCCATTCTCGAAATCGTCAATCTTACCCGCACCGAAACCGGTAATTGGACCACCGGCAGACGTTGCGTAGAACACGCCGCCCTGTTCGGTTGCCCAGGCTTTCTTCGAATCTTTATTCGCTTTAATGACCAATTCCGGCCAAAGTTGAACAAACTCAGCGGATTTAATAATCTGCTTGATCGATTCGGAGTTATCGAGCGCCAGAATATCGGCGTAGGAAAGGTGAATAAATTCACACTTGGGGTTTTTAACGTAACACCATGCCGTAAACAGTTTGACGGCAATTTCCGTTTTTGAATAACGGGGCGGCATGTTAATAATTAGGTGAGTCGTTCGCCCGTAATAAACATCCATCAGCGCATTGCAAATAACGTGGTGATGTTCCGAGAAAACGAATTTAGAACCTTTCAACGATTTAAAAAAGTAACGAACGAAGAATTCAAAATCATCCTCGCAGCGCTTTTTAATCCCGGCAATAACCTGTGCGGGTGTTAATTTAATACTCACGATCCAGCACGGTATTCAGCGCGGCAACCTGTGTCGCGGTTAGATTCACGCTCATGCTGCCGGACACTTCCACCAGTTGCTTGTCCAGGCCGAGCAGTTTCGCTTTACCCATCGTCGCGGCCACGGCTGCGGAGGATTGCGGCGTCTCCGCACCGAGCGCAACGCCTCGGGCTTCCTCCAGCTCGCGCAGCAGCGTATCGAGCGTGACAGTGTTGCGTTTGGCGAGTTCGGCGCGGATCTCGTTGACCCTTGACGAAACATTTCCCTGCTTGAGCAACACGCTGGCCTTACTCGCAATCGACTCAGGTTTCATCCGCTCAGCGTTGTACGCCTGGCGGTACGCTTCGCTAGCGTTACCTGCCTGGACGTAGACCTGCGCAAATTTTTCCTGCTTCGGCGTGAGTGCCATGGTTGCCCCGTGGTTGATCGACACTCGCATAATGCCACAGTTCGGCGCAGTTGCCAAACCTACCCCGCAAAATTGTCGGGGTGTGGGAAAGTTGGGGTGCGCTGGAAGTCTTGTAAAATAAGGCTTTACGTCCCTTTTACCTCTATACCCCTCTTTTAATAAATTAATAGTAGTAGGTATATAGTAATGATACAGATACATAATATACATAATACAAATACTGGGATATATAGCAGGGAATAGCAACGCGTGTCGGGGTGAAGGTAAAAATCGATGAAAGCCACGCCACGCAAGGCTTTGCGACTACCCTCGCCACCGTGGCATTGTGTGGGGTAGGTGTGACTAGACAGTAACTAAACATTATGTTATCGTTATATTTATATCTTTTAGGAAAAATAACGTATGCCGATTTATTTTAATTCTGACGGCTCACAGTCGCTTTATCCGACCTCTCACGCTGATGCAGTGAAGATTGGAGCGCTAAAATACAACTGCGGAACGGTCTGCCCGACGTGCAATCGCTCCCCGTATCGGTACACTTCGACCCACAAGTGCACCACTTGCGCACTGCTCGAAGCGATGGCTTTCGCTGCCTACGTGAGGGGGATTCCTGAGTACAACCGGGTCGTTTACGGTGAAGATCCCATCGCCCCGGATGAATCGAAATGGCCTCAATATCGCACCTTCCTGAACGGTCGAAAGGTGCGCCCGGAACCATGCGAGCGCGGCGGCCACATTGATGTGCGCAACGGTCGCGGCCACTGTGTCCTATGCATCGATGAACGCCCGCTAACGCCCCGTAAGAAGGCGCTACGCGAGTCTAGTGACATGTATGTACCCGACGAGCCTTGCGCGCAATGCGGCACGCTCTCACCCCGTCACGTTCGCACGGGGGCGTGTCAACACTGCCACGCCACCCAGCGTAAAGACCGCAAGAACAGCCCCCGCCAGGCTGCCATCCGCGCCGGTCACAAAACGTACATTCCCGCCACGCCGTGCACCAAGTGCGGTAAGTGCGCCCCACGGAGTACCAATAACGGTCAGTGTGCAGGTTGTACGGGCGCGACTGAATCATATGCTGTAATCGATCAGGATCTCGCCAGGATGCTGCGCCTGCCCACGTTCTTCACCGGCACAGCCTGCGAGCGCGGACATGTGGCTTTAAGGCGCACCGCAACCGGTGAGTGCATCATGTGTCACAGCGCCCGTAAAGCGGCTCTACGCGCCGGCAAATCGCACTATGTACCCGATACCCCGTGCAAGCGCTGTGGTACGTTCTCAGAGCGTTGCGTGGCGACTGGCAAGTGTCGAGGATGTGCGGTCGGATAATGAGAAACGCCCCGTGAGGGGCGTTGTGTTTGGTGAGTTATTGTTGGTAACGCCTTAAGTTATCCATTTCATCCTTCACTTCTGCCACAATTCTGTCAATGTTACGATCCATTTCATCCTTGGCGTACCAATCCAAGTGGTGTTTCATCAATTCTGCTTCCACGCGTAATTTACCAAGTTCGGTGACCAAATACATGAGTGTTCTAATTATTAACGCCATTTTCATTTACTCCGCTTGGTTACAGGATGGTTCGATTTGTATTTATATTACTCCGTGTAGTTTACCGACAACCACTTACGTGCGCCGGATTCGGTCTTAAACGTCTTGCTTTTGGTGAAGGTCATCGCGGTATATAGTGACCCGTCAAAATAGATTCCTACGCTACGGTTATCTTCGCGTTCCAGTTCGATGATTGTTTTCATTCCCCTATCTCCGTGTTGTGTTCCAATGTATGTATAGTATCCATGTCTGACGCATCCGTCAATACCTGGTGCAATAAAACCCGCATCGCTGCGGGTCGGTTGTTACTTCACTCCCTTCCCAGCCGATACGCTGGTGTCACCGTTATACTGACCGCGTGCACGATAGCTATGATGTTCCGGCACCGCTGTATGGCGAAAGAACTTCATCTGTCCGCACTTCATGCCTGGGCGCATCAGGATAGCGTGGTGGCGCAGCATGTTCTTGAATTCCAGGGTCAACACGCCCGACCAACCCGCATCTGCCCAGCCCGCGCCAAGGTGTTCCAGCCCATTGCGCGCCAGTGTGGACTTGAGCATATATTCGCCCGACACTGTCAGCGGGAAGTTGAACTTCTCCACTGTGTGCGCCAGGATGAATTCGTTCGGTGCTAGCGTGTATCCGTCCGGACAGCGCATGCGCAGCATTGGACCGTCCTTGGTATCCATCCGGATCTCGCCGTTGCGCTCATCCTCGAACATGAATTCGTCGCCAAGGATGAGATCCAGGCTGCTACCGTTTACGTTTGTGTAGCTGGTGTTTTCGATTACGCCCCGCTCGATCAGTTCGCAGATTTCGTTGTAAGCCAGCAGCATGTGTAACCCTCTCAATGTGTTTGGATAGTGCGATTCGCACCGTTGTGTCGGGGAGATCCCCCATTGCTTCAGCCATAGCGTCACAGTCCGACCGAAGCGTTGTTAACTCATCGCCTGTAGCCACAAAGCGACCCGTCTTACCGTATCGCAGGATGATACCTTCAAGCGCTGTACCGACCCGGCACGCCCCGGCAGTGAAGCTCGCGTTGTGCGACTCCTCGGCCAGCACTAGGCAGACGCCGATGAACTCGTGCATGCCTGATACGTCCGCCATGGTCCACTTACCATGCGCTAAGTCCTCACACAGTCGGAACAGATTTGTCCGGATCTTGTTGGCTTCGGAAATCCCCTTCGGCGCTTCCTGGCGGTAGATGATCAGAGGAATCATCTCATCACCCTAAATTGTACTTGTCACGACACGGTGCGCATGCGCCCCGTACAATGCGCGGCGTGTATTCCCCGCAATGCTCACACTCGCCCGGCTCACCCACCGGAATCGCGGCAGCCCTGGCTCGCACTGCTGCAACGTTTGCTTCCAAGAGCGGCATATCACGCTCGTCGGTTTGATCGATTTCATCGGCCATTTAATTCACCTCCAAGTTTGCACATTGCTCGGCAACGTCCGTATTGCCGTTCTTCAATTGATCCACTACCCATCGCACCGAAACGTCGTTCAGATACGCGTAAAGTTCGATTGATTGTTTCATTTGACCATCCTTACGGTTTCATTTTTGAACATCACGATCTGCTTTGCGTCCCACCAGAAGTCCCCATCACTCATTGCGTACCAGTATTGACCATCGAGTGTGCCTGCATATGCGGTACCGGTCGTGTCGTACCAACTGATAGCAATAGCAAGCTGTGTAGCGTTGTGACGTTCATAAAACGATTCGAGAACGTCCTCCGCAACCGTAAATCCGTAGAATGTTTCCATTTCCCTATCTCCGTGTTGTGTTCCGATGTATGTATAGTACCCATGTCTGACGCAGCCGTCAACACCCATTACGAAAAAGCACTCCGGAGAGTGCATCATGGTCAAATAATCCACCACATAATCTTGAGTCCGTATGCGCCGTGACGGGTGCGATGCAGTTTGTACCCCGCGTGTAACATGTCGGTTGCCATGCGTTCGCTGCGAATTATCACCAATGTACCGATGCCGAACCTTATGCATGTGTATGACTCTGCGCGACGATACTTAAAAGCACCGCTATACCCGACGATAAACACTATCATAAGTACCAACGGAATCGTGATGAGGCCGTACAGGTAGTACATCATGCTGCAGCCACCGAAGCTGCGATCGCTACCGGGTCACCCTGTGCCGCCGAGTACGCCCTAGCTACCTCCGCCCCGCCCGTGAGATTTGCATGAATGTGACCTTGCTTGATGTACAGACGCGGCTTACACCCGTCGATCATCACGACGTTATTCACGCGGCCACCCTTGAGCGCCGGGTGCCAGTCGTATCCTAGCGACTGCATCAGTGCGCGACGCTTCGCTTGCGGGATCTGACGCTCGGCACGCATCTGTCCGATGAGCTTGTCCAGGAAGTGCGACGATACCCAGCCACCCGCAAAGCCGGTGCGACCCTCATCAATCGCTTCCAGTATCTCTTGCTCAACACCTCCGAGCGACGCTTCCACAGCTTCGGCGGTCGTGCTGGTGTCCGGTGCTCGCTGGCATTCAGTCGTCGGGTTGAATTGTGCAGGGATCTGGTAGTTGTGCAGAAAGTGCGCAACACGTGCGTAACCACACTGGCGCAACCATGTGTACAGATCGGGGAAGTAGTTCCCATCCATCCCGTCACGCTTCAAGTCTTTCGCTTCCTGCTGGGCGCTGAAGAACACAGCGAACCGACGGTCATTTAGTGTCTTCTTGATAGCGTTCTTGTGGTTCGTGTTGAACATAAAGTTCGCGCACACATCGTGCATCGTCTGATCCTGCTGCATCGCCCGACGCGCTAAGCGCGTGCCTGTAATCATCGGCTTCAGGACTTCCAGCACTTCAAGCTTCTGGTCTGGAACGTAAATGTCCTCAACGCCGATGAACATCTTATCGAACAGCCAAGCGTTGAACTTCTCGCTGATCTCACTGGCCGGTGGCATGTGGGTATAACGCTGACCGATAGCGTAAGCCAAGCAACGCGTGAACAGCGTTTTACCGTTGCCCTCGCAGCCCTGGATCAACGGTGCCCACTGGATTTTATACCCCTTGTACTGCACACATGCGGCCATGTACGCGAGCAGAATCTGCTGGTCACGCTCGTTTGGTAGGACTTTGCGAAGATGGACCATGAATGGCTCGATATCACCAGACTGCATCGGGATCGTGACGGGGACGTAGCTGTTGACCAGTCTCCGCCCTTCCTCCTCTATGATTGCGCCGGCAGGCTCGGATGGTCGGAACACGAACGAATCTACCTTGGGGAACGTCACACACTGTGACTCGGTGAACGCCTCAAATGCCTTCTTAGTCGTCTTGTCACCGATATCGTCCAGCGCAAACGAGTAACCGCCGAACATAGCGTTAAACTGCTCGGTCTTGAGCATTGCGCCGTCAGGCGTGAACATGCGGTGAATGTCTGCGATATACACGCATCCTGCAAAGTATTCCAGCTGCTGCGTGACAAATAGAAGCTGCGAGCCGGTGCGCAATACCGGCTTGGCTACATCCACAACTGTGGATGTCGGGACGATCTCGACCGGTGCGCCCTTGTTGTAATACGACTTCTGACGCCCACACGCACCCGTGATGGTCATGTGCATGTACGTCCGGTGCTTGTCCCACTTCTCGCGCACCAGTCCAGACAAGCGCATCAATCGCTCGATGCGCTCACAGTTGCCACCCGTCCAGAAAGCCAAGTGTTGCGCCAGTGCAGCATCTGCGCTCGATGCGTCATACCCTCGTTCAGTGTCCGGATACGCGGCGGTCAACGCCGACACGTTACAAGTCCACAGGTCTTTGAAGGATGCGCGAGCGCCGAACATGGACGCGACCGACTCGGACTTGAGTGCCTTACTGATCAGAATCTCGTCATCGGGGATCGGGTTGCTGTTAGACTGCGCCTCAGTCGTCCAGTGCAAGCCGTGCAACGCCTGGGCGGGCGGGAAGTATTGCGCAACGGTCGTGTTGAACGCTGCGTCATGTACCGTGCCAGCGTCACCCGTGGCGTTGATGCCGGTCAGCGCCACAAACCGCCCCTCGGTGTAACACTCTAGATTCAGTGGGATGTTCTTACACGCATGGTCGGGTACGTCCGACAACTTGCCGAAGATGTGCAAGCCCGTACCGGACTGCGACACCTCAACGGCTGCACCCACGAACCGCTGACACAGATCGACCGCGACGGGCGACCACTGACCGTCTACAAGTGCCCCGTCAATGTCGATAAAGAAGAACGGGTCGTTCTCGGTGAACACGAACGCCACGCCCCAACCCGCACCGCGTCGGGTCGCTTCGGCGCACGCCGCAACGTGGTCAACCCAATGACGCGAGTCATGCGCGCTCACGGTGTTACCCTGCAAGTCGCACGGGACTTTATCCATCTTGCCCGGACGCGATGCGCTCGGACTGATACGGTACAGCATGAATTGACGATAGGGGGCCAAAGCCCCCAGCGCTGCTGGGAGTTGGTGCATTATTATTCTCTCCGTGTAGTGTGGTGCTTACATCAGTGTCTCAAGCGCAGCACGTCGCAACCCTTCCGGTGCGCTCATTGCGACAGGGTGACGGGCGGCCAGTCCGATGGCGATAATGTGGACATTCTCCTCCTCAACAGCGCGCAGCATCACGGCGCTGCGTAGCGAGTCCATGTTGGAGTAGTAATAGTTCACGCTGCCGGATGCGACACCGGCACGGGTTGCTACGTCGTCACGCATGACGTGCGTGAATCCTTTTTCATCGGCGATCTGGTACGCCGCGTCAATGATAGATTGCTTGGTCGGGTTCATGGTATTCCTATGTGATGGGTTAGCGGTCTACACTCTATCAGTGTTTGGCGAGTGGGTCAATCTGTTAGCGACCCAACACGCCATTGCGAAACCCCTGGGCGTAGCGCTGCGGATATTCTTGGTGCGAAGTGACTTGCCACCAAGCTTCTTAAATTGATTCGAATAACCCGGATCAACCGCGACCGGAAGCTTGTCAGGCATTATGAACCCGCCGCCCGACCAGATACACGTCTTTTTCGGGTACGCATCACGGGGTTTGATCATTTCCGGATGGGTTGAGTGCATGTCATCGGCGGGCAGGTATCCCCCGAACTCATACGGTTGAAAGGTGTGATCCGGCTTGCGCCACTTGGTTGCCAGAACCGACACAGGGTTCTCAGCGCCCCACGGACAATTCCACTGTGCAGCAACCAGTTCAACCAGTTTGGCAAGCTCCGTGGCGTCGTCCTGGATTCGCGGATTCTTTGCCAACTTAACTGCAAAGTGCCTCGCACCGGATACGGCAAGATGCGTGCATTCTGGGAATCCGAACACGAACGTCACACCATCACCCACCATGTTGCGGATCGTTTCAGCGTGCTCTTGGACTTTATCCGCGTAGAACCACATACCGACCTTTACAAGGTTCCCTTCGCGAGTAATCCCCTGTTCGTGCTGACCGTCGAAGATCCAGCACTCGTACCCGTCATCCAACCACGGCTGCGCCATGATTCCCGTGTAATCGTATAGAAATACCGCCTTCTTCACCGTGACCCCTCCCCCGTTGCAAACTTGAAATCCCCGCCCATACTCGACACCAGCTGTCCGAAAGCGAGCTGCGCCACTTCCCGATCCGTGCCTGTGTAGCGCCAGCCCGGACGCTTAACTTCACGCGCTACGAATTGACCGATAGTGTGACCGACATGATCCTGCGTGATGATGACCGGACGAATACCCACCAAGTCGCTCGACTTAATCGCTTTGTTCATCTGCGCCGAGTCGTTACACAGTCCGTACCGGATGACTCGCCCCGTTTCGTCTTTACACGCCCCTACGTTGTTGCGCCAGACACGGATGCCAAGTCGTGACGCTTCTAGACGAATCACAGTCTGTACCGCTGCCTCGCTACCCGCTTTAGCAGTGCATCGTGTCGGATCGGTGCTGATCCCGAATAGTTGGTGTAACTCGCTCATAGCCTGCGGTGTGACACCGTGACGATGTGCCCATTGTGTGAGGTTCATCCCACCATCTCCCTATTCACGCGGTCACAGAGTGCAACCGCTTCGTCAGTCTTGAGCGCTTGAGCCGATAACATATCGATCCCGAAGCGCAAGTAAAATTCTCGGTAAATCTCCGAGTCGCTGCGACCTGCTGCACGCTTGTATCCGCCCCACTGTGCCATTGCGTCCCGTAGTGCTGCGACTGCTTCCTGCTGCAACTTGTGACGCTTCACGCCGGCCAGCACGCCCAGGTGCGGGACGTGTTTTGCTTGCAAGTGTTGGCGGTATTCCTCGGTATCCATGTCTACCATCGCCACATCTGCGCGCATCCGTGCAAGTGTGCTGGCGTCCAGTTCGTGCAAGTCCCCTTCGACAAACTCGGGGCCGGTACGCGCTGCCGGTACGGGGATCGGTTCACCGCAGAACGGGCAGGCGTCCATGTAACGCTCGTATACCGCCGTACACTTAATGCATGTGCGTACCGCTGGTGCATCACTCTTGCCGGTGCTACGTTTCTCACGTCGATCAAGTGACCACTGCTGTGGGCTGTCGGGTAACCCGTGGGTTTTAGCCATGTATTCAACATTCCCAACATGATCAATGATGATCGCGTGAGTCTTTCCGTCTAGCAGTCTTAGCGCTCTACCGAACTGTTGACAAAAGAGGCTAAAGCTTTGAGTAGGTCTACCCATGCTCACAACTTCGATGGCCGGAAGATCGAAGCCCTCCCCGAACAAATCCACGTTGACCAGTTGCAAGATCTCGCGACGCTTAAACTGTCGCAGCACTCTCGCACGCTCTTCATCCGGTGTCTTGGAACTCAGTGCCATTGCTGGTACGCCCGCATTATTGAACTGCTGAGCAACCTCCGTGGCCGTTGCAATATCCGGGACGAATGTAACGCCGAGTTTACCCGATGCAATCCTGATGTAATGTTGCACGATATCACCGGTAATCGTTCTACCTTCGGGTGCGATAAGTGACGACCCGGCAACCGCCTTACGCATGGAGTCCAGATTGAAATCACCAGTTGTCGCGCTGACCGCAATTGCTTCACGGTGGAACGTACTCGGCGGCGCGAAGATCCGATACTCGGTCAAGAACCCCATGTCGATCAAGTCGCGCATTGTCGGGCCGATGACCATCGTATCGAACACACCATCTGCGTGACGCCCGAGGCCATTACCATCGGCGCGGCAAGGTGTGGCCGTAACGCCCAATCCGCGAGCGTTGGGGAACATCTGTACCGCCGTTCCCCACTTGTTCGCCGTGAGAACGTGATGCGCTTCGTCCATTACCCATAGCTTGACGGTCGGCAGCCATGATGCAAGTTGTGCATCACGTCGCACAAGCGTATCAACGCCGGCCACCGCGCAACGGGCGTTCGGGTCGTAGTAGCTCGCCCCGACTTCTTCCATGTGTAGACGGACAATCATCTTGACGACTTTTTGTGGGCCGATGATCCGATGGCGTACACGGTTGCGCGCCAGTGCCATGCTCATCTGGCTGACAAGTTCCTGGCGATGCGCCACGGCACAAGACGCGCCGGGTTCGTCGGCGATGATGGAGCTGAACAGCACGGTCTTCCCTGCGCCGGTCGGGAGCACCGCAAGCACGTTTGGACTACCCGACTGCCACGCCGCGTCGATCTCGTCCCGCGCCTGCTGCTGATATGGTCGCAACTGCGGACGGATGATCGCGTCGGCAATCAGTGTGCGGTTAAGCGTCATCGCGCGACATCCTCGGGACTAGGTGCGGCGCTGACCATTACCTCATAAGTAATTCGCAGACTATCCCCATATTGGTCCAGTGCATCCAGTGCCACATCAAGCATCTTATACGTCGGCTCAACCGGTACAATCTTCCACCCTTCCGGCACGCGTAACCGCGCCACCTCTTTCCTCAACCCCTCCAACTCTTCCAGCGCCTCGATAGTGTCTTCCGTCACGTCTCCGTGATACTGGAGGCACTGCTCGGGGTGCTTGTAAAACTCGATCAGTGTGATCATGATTCGCTCTCCGTGGTAAAGTAGACACACACGTCGTAGACATCCAGTGCACCGTGCGAGTCATCTTTAACGATGTTGTCCGCTAGTCGTAGATATTCCTCGGCGCGTGCAAGTTGTCCGTGCAGGATTCTCAACTGTCGAATCCTGCGCTTCCGGTATTGTTCGACAGCATCTTCGACGGTCTCGGAAGCGTACTGTTTATATGCCGTGGTAAGGTTTACGAATCGATGTTTCGGCGCACCTGTCTCAATCCATGCACCACACCTGGTGTGCTTAACGATTGGGAATCTTTTGACCGATACCCGTTGTATGGTGCTGTCGAAACTCGTGAACCTGTAATCGTCAAACGCTCTATACAAATACTCCATATCTTTCGCTCTCCGCGTGTCGTTGATGTGAATGCATGATATTTCTTGTTGACAGTCGCGTCAAGCGGTGCGATGATTCGACCACCCCAACAAAACACGGAGTAACAAAGATGACCATCAATATCACTGTCCCAAGTACTGACGAGATAGTCGTGTGTGATGCTGCATCATCGGGATTCAGACATGACATCGATGACATCACAATGACTGTCCACACAATCACCCCCATTACGACCGTCGAGTGCATCATTGACTTGCGCGACGGAAAAGTAGTCGATACCGACAATCAACCTAACGTCACTCAGGAGTAACAAACATGACCATCAGTATCACTGTCCCCAGCAACGACAAGTTCGCAATGCGCGTCATGGCCGAAGCGCTGTTGCGCATTGCCGCAGAGGGTGAAGGAATGAGCAGTGAAAAGGTCGATAAGGTTGTGACCAAGCTGGTTGGACACATTGTAAATGAACGCATCGATATCGGTATTACCGAGAATGTTGCACCGACCGTTAGCGAGGTTGTATCACCCGCAGGAAATCCAAGCGTGGACGATCCGGAATTCATCAAAGGGTTCAGCGAGGGCATCGTTCCGGCATTTACTGAACAGGTACCACCCCCGCCCGTCTACGTAGCACCCGACCAGGACAGCGCCGGCTATCCGTGGGATGCCCGCATTCACGCTGACAGCAAGGCGCTCAACGCCGATGGGACGTGGCGCTCGCGTCGTAAGCCGTCCGACATGGAAGCGGAAGAGTGGGCAACGTATCAGGACACCGTGCGCGCCGAGTTGAAAGCGTTGATGAGTGTCCCGGTTGCAGCATTTGTACCACCCCCGCCCGTCGTGGTCGCCGCACCTCTTCCGCCCGTCGTCGTACCGCCCGCACCGGTATCCGACAGCCTGCCCATGTCGTTCCAGCAGTTGATGGTGTGGATCACCAGTCACGCCGTAGCGAATGACGATGCACGGGCGGAACAGGTCGCAAAGATCGACGCGGTGCTGGCGACTAACGGTCTGCAAACCCTGGTACAGCTCAACCAGCGTCCGGATCTGATTCCACAAGTGCATGCTGCACTGAAGGGGGTGCTATGATGTCGCAATGGATCAGCGTGGATACACCACCGGATACAGATCGAGATGTATTGATACTGGTAGACGGTGAATGCAGTGTCGGATGGTACAACGTAATTAGGCAGGTATGGGTTGACCCTACGGATACAGATAGATGGCATGATCCCCGTGTAACCCACTGGATGGAACTACCGGAGAAACCGCAATGAGAATCCACGTTACAAAGTACGCACTGACACAGGGTATTGAGATTCACGATGTGTCCGACAGCGCGGTCAACGGTGAGCGATTTTTCGGGAAGTTGGGCAACGATACGTTCCCCCAACATCTGATAGCGGGACGAGAGTTTAGTTTCGACATGGAGAGTGCAATAGTTGTGGCTCGCTCCATGCGTGACCGGAAAATTGCCAGCCTCGAGAAGCAGCTCGCAAAGTTGCGCAATATGGACTTCGACTATGCGACAGGGGCTATTCGTAAATGACCAACCCACCCGTATCTAGCGCCAACCAATGGATGGCGTGCCACGGTTCGTTTCAAGCGCAACGGCGTCACCGTGGCGTTCCTGGTGATCCGCCCGCATCGCGTCTAGAGGGGCGGGCGTGTCATGAGGCTGCCCAGCGTGTGCTTAACGGCGAGACGCCCGAATCAATCGTCAACACCCTGTCACGCGATGGGATCGTCATCACGCCGGATCTGATCGACGTTGCAATGGTGTACGTCAATGACGTGTGCAGCGTGGCGGGGAATGGTGCATCCGTAGAGTGTCATACATCGTTGAGTCATATCCTACTCGACTGGGTCGGTGTGTGTGACGCGTGGTTCTATGACACCGAGACTGCGACGCTGAACGTGTGGGATTTCAAGTCCGGACACACGTTTGTACCTGCGTTTGAAAACTGGCAGTTGGTTCTGTACGCATCAGGGTGGTTGCATTACCATTCGTGGAATGTCGTCTCCAAAATCAACCTCCGCATCGTACAGCCGCGCTGTTACACCAGCGAAGGGGCGATCCGCACCTGGTCGATGACCGGCGAACAGTTCCGTGAGGTCGAACAGCGCGTCATTGATGCAATCCCACAGGTTATCGGGGACGCGCCACAGTGTCGCACCGGTACACATTGCAAGCGCTGTACCGCCCGCGCGCATTGCGAGACGTTGCAGCGCGTTGCGTTCGAGGGGATCGACTACGAGGCATCGCTCGAAACGCATTCGCTCAGCGGTCAAGAGTTGGGCATGGAGTTGAAGATCTTGCAGCGCGCCCAGCGTGCGCTTGAGTACCGCTTGTCCGGCCTGGAAGAGCAAGCGCTCCATGAGATCCAGCAGGGTGGCGACGTGGCATTCTACACCGTCAAGCACGGGAAGGGGCGCGAGCGCTGGCGCAAAGACGTACCGGTCGAACAGGTCATCATGATGGGCGACCTGATGGGCGTGGACGTGCGCAAGCCGGTTGAACTCGACACCCCCGCGCAACTTCGTAAAAAAGGTATTGACGAAACCGTCATCAAAGCGTACAGTGAGACACCATCAACCGGCGCTAAGTTGGTTGAGGTAGACGTTAAACAGATGTTCCAACACGGAGATAAATGAAAATGGCACAGTACAAACCCTTCAAAGCCCGCCTGGTAATGGGTAGCCCGTTCGAGCTGAACACCAAAGACCACGCTGGTCAGCCGCTGCTGGACGAGTCGAAGCATCACTGGTTCATGGCGTTCGCAGTGCCGAAGGGCGCGGCATGGGATGAGATTTACGCCACGATGTTTGGCGAGGCGGCTGGTGATGCTCGCTGCGGTCAGGCGCTGTGTGGTCAGGCTGGTTTCAACTGGAAGATCGAGGACTGCGACGCACCGGACGATCCGCAGAAGCTCGGCAAAGCGTCGCGCCCTGCCGGTCACATGTTGATCAAGTTCACCCGCTACAAAGCAATGGGTGCGGTCAAGATTGTGGATGGTAACTATAGCCCGATCATCAACCCGACCGCCGTCAAGCGTGGTGACTGGTTCTACGTTGCAGGTTCATGCAAGTTCAACGGGGCGGCAACGGTTAAGACCAATGCGGGCATGTATCAGAACATTGACGGTCTGATGTTCGCAGAAGCCGGTGAGGAGATCATCAGCGAGGGCGCGTTCAACGCCGCAGCAGCGTTTGCCGGTCTGCAAGGTGGTCAGGTTGTCAACGGTGCGGCAAACCAAGCTGGTGCACCTGTGGCAGCCCGTCCCGCACCGATGCCGCCCGCAGCCCCGGCACCAGCACCGACTCCGAGCGCCCCGCCGCCCCCGGCACATGATCTCCTCGTACCGCCCGCGCCGGTCGTCGATGAAAAATACATTTACCAGGGCGCGACGTACACGAA